AGTCATCAACTATCGTATTCAGCTCAGGTAACTCTTCCTCAGATATGACTCCATCCTCTGCTATATCCAGTATTTTGTTCTTGATTTCATCTACTGAGTTTTCCTTGAATGCCTTTAATAGTCTTACAGCTATGTTCTCTATGCTCTTGCACTCAGTCGCAATTGCAAGCGATTTGCCTATCGGGCACTCATTCTTGCAATGCCATGATTTAAGCTCAGGACACCTATATAAATCTGCCATGAGCATAACCATTTCCCTTGGCATTGACTTTGTGATTCCAAGCTCATACTTCGCAAGCTGTGACGGAGAAATATCTAGTAATTCAGCAGCCCCCTCTCGACTTGCTAGCCTCTCGTTGTACTCAGATGCGTTTTTTCTTGCCTTGAAGTACACATTTTCGGGACTATTCATACCGTCTTTTTCCATTCAAACTCACCCCTGTCATCTGTTATTCTTAATTTGCAATCGGAACTGACTCATCGATCCCCAGCTCCTTTTTGATTGCTTTTACTACGGCTTCGTCGTAGTAGTGACCGTTTAATACCAGTGATATCCTATCCCTTGAATATCCGATACGTTCTGACAACTGCTTGATATTGATGTTCTCAGTCTTTATCTTTGCCCACATCTGTGACCTCAGATCGTCAGATGGTACTTTAGGTCTCTCAGGAAGTCCGTCTGTACCAAGAATGCCGTTTATCTGATTAGCGATTTCTGCATAATTCGATTTTGCATATCGCCCATTTATCAGACTGGATATCACAGCCACACAATGGCCTGTTTCAATTGCCAACTGCTTGATGGTCATTTCCCGGTCAATAAGAGCTTTCTTGACGTCCTTTCCCCACGTTGAGTTGCTACACATCAAATACCCTCCTTTCTGGCACAATTGCTTTTATGCGAATTTGTGTGATATAATAAATACGAATTTGAACGCACACGCACGCATAGATACGAGATTTCAACAATTTTTTCAAACGTGCCTACTTGAAAATATCGTCATTTATATTTTAACTCGAATATGCGAGTGTGTAAACATGTTTATTCTCATTTTAGTATTTATTGGAGTTATTATGTCTATAATTGAACGCATCTACGAGTTACTGAAAGAAAAACACAAGATGGCTTCTGACCTCTGCAAAGTTTTAGGCATAAGCACATCTACAATGTCCACTTGGAAAACAAGGAATACTGACCCTCCGGCCAGCTCAATGAAACAGATATCCACCTTTCTCGGAGTCTCCCTTGAATATCTCCTCACAGGCAAAGAAGCCCCCGTCAGGAAAAACACCACTGATGAAGAGGACGAGATTCTCTACTATCTCCGTCAACTTCCTGACTCAAAGCGCTATGAATTTATAGGAGAAATAAAAGGATATCTCAGAGCCACTACCGACAAATACGATGGTATGGAAAAAAGATTATCAGATACGAATACTTCCGCTTGAACAGAGGTAAACCCGAATGATTACTCAGGAACTCTACCAACTTGCACGTGAACAGGAAACAAAGGGCTGCTATCCATCAGCTCTTTTGTTTTATCTATCAGCTTTTACTTCATGCTGTAACCACGGCTGGAACTATCCCTCAGGAATCACAGAGAAGATATCACGTCTTAAAAGCAAGCTCGCAATTTCAAACAACGAACTTCTCTTAATGGTCCTCTCCTATGGTCCTGTTTCCACTGAGGATTGCCGCTTACTGCTTATGTACTCATTAGAAGGAAATATAACAGAAATCAAAAAGACTCTACAGAGGGTATAACCTATGACTCTTTTCTCTTCTCGGCTCTTAGAGTGTATGGAGCTTAAAGACATGACAGCCGCAGAGCTTTCTTCTGCATCAGATATCAGCCCGGCAAACATCTCTAGGTATATCAGCGGCCAGCGTGTCCCGACTTACGATAATCTCGCTAAGCTGTCTGCCTCCCTTGGTGTTTCATCCGACTATCTTCTTGGCCTGTCTGATGTTCCCGAAAGCTCCCAGCTACTGTCTCTTTACTCTATGGCTTCAAATGAAGATAAAAAGGTCATATGGACACTTTTATCACGATATGAGGAATTGTAATGATGTTCTCTTTTCTTAGCGGTAACGAGCTGTTATCAACAAATGAACACGCTTCTAGCTATTCTATCTTAGATTATTGGAAGTGGGCATACTCTGACCTTCATAGTAACGTATCCCGTGGAGTCTTTGCCGAGTTTCTAGTCGGCTCTGCCCTGGATATCGTTTCAACACCCCGTGAAGAGTGGGCTCCTTACGACCTCATCTATGACAAATATCGTATCGAAGTCAAGTCTGCCTCCTATCTCCAATCTTGGGATGAGAATTTTCACGAACACATTCTCTTTGATATCTCACCTAAGAAGAGCTGGTCTTCTGATCTAGGCTACTCTGTCTCCGCTGCACGGCATTCGGAAATATATGTCTTTTGCCTGTTCAATGCTCTTTCAAAAGATATCCCAGTCTACGACCTATCACACTGGGAGTTTTTCATTTTGCCTACCAAGACTCTTGATTGCAAGCTGCCTGAACAAAAGAAATTATCACTGCCCTCACTAAAGAATCTTGACCCCATATGCTGTGATTACTTAGGACTTCACGATGTAATATCCAAATTGACCGGAGGCTCCCATGAGATTACCTAACGGATACGGAAGTGTTACCCGCCTAAAGGGAAACCGCAGAAAACCATATATCGTTCGCAAGACAATCGGCTGGCACTATGACTCCGAGAAGGACAAGCAGATTCAAGACACAGTCATCATCGGATATGCCAAGACAAAAACCGAAGGAATGCAGATGCTTGCAGATTACAACGAACAGAACCTTGACATGACTACAACCTCTATGACTTTCCAACAAGTCTACAAAGCGTGGTCCTCTAAGAAATTCCCGAACACATCTAAGTCTAATGCCGATGGCCTCAGGGTAGCTTATGAAAGCTGTGAGGCGCTCTACAAAAAACGCTTCATAGATTTAAAGCTCTCCGATCTGCAGAGTGTAATAGATAACTGCCAAAAGAACTATCCCTCGCTTATGAAAATCAGGAGCCTGTTCTCTCAGCTCTACGGATATGCCATAAAAAACGATATCTGCTCAAAGAACTATGCCAAGTACGTTGACGTCATCCAGTACAAAGACAGGAATCCTAACAAGCTCCCTCGTGACCGATTCACTAAAGATGAGATAGACCGCCTTTGGAAAACTGCCGACAATGAATACACAAAAATCATCCTCATTCTCCTATACTCAGGTGTGCGTATCTGTGAGCTCCTCTATCTCAAAAAACAGAACGTCCACGTTGACGAACACTACTTTGATGTTCTCAAAAGCAAAACTCCATCAGGTATTCGCCGTGTTCCGATCTCCGACAAGACTATGCCATTTTTCAAGGAACTCCTCACGCTCCACCCTTCCAGTGAATACCTTGTGAATGACCCTGAGGACAAGCCTCTTGCATATCACAACTACCTTAGGAATCAGTTTCGACCTTGCCTCATACCTGCGGAAATTCCTTTAGACCATACTCCTCACTGGGCACGTCACACTTGCAATACCATGATGGCCGAAGCTGGTGTGGACCAAGTTATCCGCAAAAAAATCCTCGGACATTCCCGAGGACTTTCTATCACTGACAGATATTACACTCACTTCGATATGGAAGTATTAGTTGAGGCCATAAACAAGATTTAGCTCCTAATAGCATAGTGCATAAACAAAGCTCAATACCTTGTGTAATGTGCATAAACTCTTGCGTTGGTGTTCATCCACATAAAAACATATATGTTCAGAACTCATTTACCGTCCCTTTACTGAGTTTTGGATCCTGACCGATGGTTTATATCTTTTTTCTTCTATCGTTGACCGGGCACATTTCGTAGAACAGCCGCTTTAATTTTTGTTGATTTTGTATATTGATTTTTACCCCTAAAATTTCCGAGTCCGAAGCCCGACATAGTGTTACATGTGTGTTGCATGCACGTTACATTCCATCACATCTCAGGACGTTTTATCAAAATCCAACATCAAGTATTTAAGCCACTTCAAGTAATCGAAAATGCCTTGTAGATACTGCGATGAAAAATACAGCGAGTCCAAAATCGACTACTGAAAAGCGCTCAAAAAGCCGTAGGCATCTAGCTTACGGCTCTTTTCTTTATCTGTCATATTTTCTCCGTTGTTACATGTAAGTTACATATCTTGAGTTATCCACAATGTTTCACGAATCCTCATCGCAATACACATAACCTGTTTCCTGCCAAAATTTCATCGGCGAAATGTAATAATCGTACTGGGTGCTACCTTCTTTTTTGATGGCAACCCCGAATGACAATATTCCTTGCAAAATTCCCTGACGAATAAACTGCGGGTCTTTCTTCATCACCCTTGCAGCCACCTTTACCGGGACACCTTTTCCCGAAAACTTTGGAATGTCTACATAGACTTTCCTCGTGTCTATGCTGTTATCTTCCATCCTGATACCTCCTGTCAGCTGTTCATCTTAATGGCTATCATCAATGCAGCCGTTAAATACCCAAATGTTCCCCCAACAAAAAATCCTATTACCCCAGCAACAATTGCTACTACCATGCTCTTCTCCTCATTCAAATATTCTTATTTTGCATATGCTACACTCTACTCTTATGTGACCATTTCCTTCTGCATATCCGCCCTTTGCCTCATTCCCACAGTTCGGACACTTGAACAGGAATGGATTCTCATCTGTCTTTTTCTTTTGCCTCATTAAAAGCGTGTATCAATTTAAAAGCTTTGTCTTCACTCATATGCCATTCTCCAACATTTTCTTTGTCCTGTTAATCTTATACTCTATCCACTTGTTCAGATTTTCCTCATCGATCTTGTAGATGTGTGCCAGCTCACTGCATATAATCAGAACGTCTGCCAGTTCCTCCGTGATATGCTCTATGTCACCCTTTCCCCTAAGGTCCTTGCATATCTCCTTTTGAAGCTCTGACAATTCCTCGATACATACAGTCTTTTGTTTATCACTTCCATATTTTTCTATCAGGCTTCGAATAAAGCTATTTTCGATCTTAATCCCCATTTTCTACATAGTCCTCCTCTCTGTGTCCTTGTATCGTCATCTGTGCCCTTAACATCATCAGCTGCTTAATGAATCCATCCAGCGCCTCAGGAGAACAGAAGCACAAGTGAAAAATCTCTGACTTAACATTTGACCTTCCCCATCTCTTTCCTGTCGGTACTGGTTCTTTCAGCCTAAAGATGCTACAAGTCCACGCTCCAAAAATTTTGTTATATCCAACAGTCACCCCTTTGTCAGCAAGGCCATCCCTTCTCTGCCCAAACATGCACCAATTCATTATCTTTTCTTTTCCCATATCAAATTCCCCCATCAAGTTTCGTATTTATCAGGATTATCCTTAGAACTCACGCACGGACTAAAGCAGTATCTTTTACACCCATTGTCGCTCAGGCAAAACCTAAGCGACCCCTTTTTCGCATGCTTACATCCGATGCATGACAGCCTTGGCTCAAAGTCGTCACACGGACACATTGCATCAGAGTTAAGCTCTTTCTTCTTCGCATAGCAGTATTCGTGCAGACACCTTCTACAGCCCTTGGCATACTCCTTATTTTTATTTTTCAGATAATCGTCGAATAAATTTAGTTGCTCTCCCATTACTGCTCCTCAGCCTGTTCATAGGACACTTTACGCATATAGCCTCCAAAGTATTTTGGTAGTCCTCCGTCAAAAACTTTGGCACTCTCAAGTTACTGTACATACAATAATTCCCGCACATATCTTCCCTTATTTCCTCGATCTCTTTCTCTGTCATCTGTTCTCCCTATACTTCATGCCGGCCCAAAACTGCTCGCATGCAGCGTTCCACTTAACAGCAAACTCAGCTCTCCAAGCCGGGTCTTTTGGAATCTGTTTCACTGAATAGCCGACCTGAAATAAAGCCGACCTGATGCTCGATTCTTTATATCCAGTCATATCAATTATTTCTTCTATCCCGAATCCCTGTTCCCACAGTTCTTTTATTCTCAGCTTATCGTTACTCATTACGCCCCCTCGAAATTGTTATATCTCTGCATCGCCAAATCGTAATAGTTATACGTGTTCTCATCCAAGTACTCCTGCTCAGCGTCTCTAATAAGCTTCAAATAGATTTCATTACTCAAGTACTTCCTTGCGTTCCGTTTGAAAATCTTTAAAGTCTCAAGCTCCGACATTTGAGATAGCATATGTACGTCTTCCTGCAACAGCTTCAACTTGAACAGGGCCTCTTCTTTTTCCTTATTCAGCTTTTTCCGCTTTTCCGGGTCTTTGGTCTGACCATACTTTTTCTGTATCGCATCAAGTTTTCTCATAAGTCCTTCTTTTTGTGACTTGATGCTGGCCCCGTTGTACTGTAAATCCTTCTTGCAATACGGACAAACGATGTGAATAGGCCGCTTTGCCTTGGAAATATCCAACTCTCTACCTCCTTTCATAGAATGCTCGGCATAAGCAAAAATTGTCACTACAACAGAACGATTATCACTAGTGTTATTAACAGTTACCACTTATGCCGAGATATACTTGGCAGTGTGGTTTTACACAATCAACTTTTGAAGGGATTCTCCTTTCTTCTTTTGATTTTTCTGTGTCACTGCCAAGTGCCTAAACGCTATTTCTAGCGATTAAACCGATTTTTCTCTCTCGATCCGCTCCTTTTCAACGAGCAGCTCAAGTGCTTTAATCACAGTTTCCTTGTCTTTCTCCTCAATCCTGAAAGCCTGGAACTCCCAACAAGCCCATCCTTTGATGTTTCCCAGTATTACCTCTGCCTGTGTTGCTCCTGTTCTCTCTCCCATGATTCTCTCCTTTCTTCCATCCTTTTATTACACTTCTGACAAACAAAGCGTTTCCGAATCAGGTAACATAGCTCGTTTGCCCTTATCTCCTTACCACAAAGGCAACAGTACATTTTCTTAATCATTCAGTGCCTCTCCAATTTCCTTGCTCTAGCAGTTCGCCCATCGATGGTTGCGTAACACTCAAAACCACTGTATAGGCTATGACCTAAATTCAGCGGACACTCCATGCAATGCACATAACCTTCTTCATCTCTTTTGCTGTACTTCTCGCAAATCTTTATCTCCTGTGCGGTCAGAATCATGTCTCCTCCCCCATTTCCCGCCTTGCTTTTCCAGTAAATCAGATGCAGATAAGCTCTCGCTTATCCTCTCCTTTACCAGTGCCTGACGTATTTTTACGATTCCTTTAATCTTCGACTGTCTGACCGACTCCACTGTTACCCCTCGCCTCTTGGCAATCTTTTCTAAGCTGTATCCTTCCTCAAAATACTCTCTAAGTACTGTTATCTCCTTGACGTTCAATCTCGCCCCGTTTAGCTGTGCGCTATATATGGCACAGTCAAGACTTATCCTCAGGTACTTGTTCCCCTTAAAGCTGTTCATCTCTGAAACAAAATCTCTACCCCTACAGCCAGCTTTTTGCATACCTCTTTCTGAACTCCTCCCTTGCCGGGTCTTCATCCCCTTTGCAACATTTTTGTCTGTAATATTCCTTCTCAAATGCCATCTGCCCCAGCATTTTTGACAGCTTCTCAGCTGCACTGTTGCCATGAATCCTTTCGGCTTTCGTGCCTAAATTGTGCTCATCATCAGTAAGCGGCAACAGTAATCCGTCCTGATCTGCTTTATCTCTTAGTGCCCCGTAATCTCCCCAAATCAGATGATGCACACACTCAGTCTCTTTCCCTGAGAATGCGCTTATCTCCATGTACTTAGTAACAATCGACTTGCTCATGCCTCCTCCAACTCTTCTTCATAGAGCTTCTCGTAACAGTCACTACAGAAATCCTTTCCGTCCACCTCTTCTACTTCGTCCTCGCTATACATGAGCTCTCCACATTCGTCACACTCCCAAACGATATAATCTCTTTCTCTTCCGCAGTGAATACATCCCTGAGGACAACCCACGCAATCATTCTCTATTCTCTTCATCAGCTCCACTTCTCCATCTTTGCGCCACACTTCGGGTAATAATCAAAATCAGGTTCTTCCTCGTCCTCTATCACGTGGCCGCATTCTGAACAAATCCATGTATCTATTACAATCTCACCGTCAGCGTATCCATCTCCCTCGCCTTGCCAAATGCCTGTTGGATGCTCTATTTCGAGATTTTCTATCTCTTTAATGGGAATGGTAAGTTTACCGCCGTTAAAATCCCATACAACAAGAATCTCTCCATCAAGTTTTATGCTTTTTGCCTCCATCTGATGTTTCCAGTCTTCTTTGTGATTGCTACCGCTTACCTTAACTACCATGTTCCTCACCCGTTCCCTTTTGATTCACCTTAACCACTGTGTCGTAATCGTCTGTTTCTCCAACAAAGCAATTCCCGCAGTATTTATAGACTCCCTCTCCGTCATAAATGAAAGTCATATACGTTGACTGGTGTTTCTCTGTCTTAGGGTTGTACTCCAAGCTATAAGGCTCCCCTACCTGCAGAAATGCCTTGTTAAACCTTATCGGTGGCATGATATCCAAAAAATGATTGAAGATATCCAGTCCTACGAAATCTCCCGGCTTGCAGAAATCATAAAAGCAGCTGTCAGGATTTTCTTCTGTGAACTCGTCCCACATCTTCATCGTCTTGACTTCCATACTTGCTCCTTTCCATCCTTATTTCGCATCTCCTGATGTAATCGTTCGTGTAATACCCGTTCAGAAGATTGATTGCCTCTATCTCTAAAAGCCCGAATCGCTTTTGAAACTCGATCCGTAGCTTTCTTCTTTCTCCAACGTCTTCTATGTGCTTAATCTGCCTCGCTCTCTCCTGATACTCCAAGGCCAATTTCCGTGTCAGTACTTCCATCCCTATTTACGTCACCTTTCGTGCCAACCACTTCGATATACTTGCACTTCGCCATATCTTCAAGTGTTCCACTCTCCATATATCGCTGGTTATCATCAACGATCTTTTCCATTTCTGCTTCGCTAATTTCTTTTCCCTCGCAAAAATAACGCATATCTGCTCCCATTAAAAATGAATCTTGTACTCTCTGTTCCTGACTCCTGCCCTTCTCATAGCCTCATCAGAAACGTTAATCTTCACATTCAAGACTCCGTCCTTGTTCCAGTAACTCGTATTATCGAATCTCTGCCCAAACATATGAGAATAGAGCTTTCTTAGCTCCGCTCTCTTCTTTTTCATCAGAGCTTCAATCACTGGTCTATACTCGAAGTCTTCCATGAAGTTATATCTCTCAGACGTGTTATATCTGCCTCTGTCGCCAAAAGCATAATATCCGCTCAATGTCGGATGCAGAACTATCACTTGGTCAAAACTACAACCACACCACTTATTCACAAACTGCCTGATGTTCTCCAATGTGTACTCAACATTTCTGTCGTGCATGTCTGCCATTGGAATATCCACCCGGCTATAATTGCAATCATCGATCTCAGGGTCATCTGTTATCTCGTGGCATGATGCACAGTACATATAATCGTTGACCTTACACCTATATTCCTTCTTGAACTTATCCGAGTTATGCCCTGTGCTCAGTTCCACATAAAAGGCTTTCCCCTCGTTGTTATGAAACGCTGTCCTGATTCTGCAGTTCGGTACGTCGTTATATCCAGTGCCCTCACAACCAGCACCCTCGAAAAATAAGACCTTCATAATCCCATCACCTTTCTGATTTTTTCGTCTCTCTTCTTGTGTTCTATCAGCTTCTCCCTCAGGACCTGAATTTCTCTATCCTTATGAAGCACTGTCCTTTCAAGCTCCTCGATCCTTAAAGCTCTCTTCCTTGTCAGTCTCTGCACTCCATAGTGTTTCAGCCACTGCTTACAGAACTCTCTCTTATCAATATCCAGCTCCATGTATTCTTTTTCGATTTCCTGATACTCACTTGATGTAGGCTCGAAACCTGTCATCTCAATAAACTCTGATATAAGCAATTCTTCCATCTCCTCTCAATTAAAGGGAACTAACCCATTACTGAATGCTCTTCCAACCGGGCCTTCTCCGAACCATTCTTCAAGGCTCATTCCGTATGTACCAGCCAACTGGGATTCAAGCTCATATTCTCTTTTCTCGTATGGGTCATTCTCTCCTAGATAAACTCTGTGTCCGCAACTAAGAATGTCATCTGCCACCCTCATCAGGCCAATCTCATTCAGCTGTCTGTAGATTTCTTTTCTCTGTCTAGTCATATGCACCTCCGTACTGCAAATACGCATTTGCGAGCTATAGAGACAAAAAAATAACTCCTAGTTCCTATATGTTCATTATACTTCGCATTTGCAAACACGTCAATGTATTTATTGCTAATATTCGAGACTATTTTTCTCTGAGTACGATCTCATAACCAAGCTCATCCACCATCTTCGCGAACATATTAAATCCCATATTGGAAGATGTGAGCGCCTGATTGACACTCTGTCTAAGCATTCCGAGTCTGTCTGCCAGTTCCTTCTGTGTAATCTTCTCATCTTCAAGCACCTTGCAGATAATCTCTCTTGCACTGTTTCCAGTAAACTCTTTTTTCTCCATCTCTTACCCTACCTTCTTTTTCTCATATTTCTTCATCTTTTCACTGAAAAGTTCCGCAAATAATTTCACATCACCCTCAGCTGATTTGTTATGTAATCCCCTACACTGTATCACATGTCCGTCTTTATATTCCAACGTATAATATGGTTTCTCAGGCTCCTCGATTTTGCGGATAAAGAATATTCTCGTAATACCTTTCATAACCTTGTCTGCGTATGTTCCAACGCAATGATGCAACTGTGTGCCCTCCACTTTCAGCTCATCAATGGTATATGGAAGTCTGATAAACAGCCCGCACATCTGCAGATTCATAGCATCTACGTTCTTGGCCTTCTTCCTTGCCTCTTTAAGCATCTTATTGAACAGTTCCTTTTCTTTCTTCTTCTCCTGATCTAGAAGCTCCTGGTACTCTCTCGACACCCTGTCGTGTGCTGACTTGAAGTTCTTAGGATATATGCAAAACTCGTTACTCGTGTCATATCCGAGCCTTTCAAGCCAGTGTATATAATCGAAGTATGACAAAGCATCTCCTTTACACTGCCTGTTTACGTACATGTCAACCTTGTATATGGTGGTATAATTCTTCATATCAAGCCAGTTCTTATAATTCCCGCCATCGTATCGGCCTTTGCATCTGCCGTAAACAATCCTGAACTCGCTCTCTTTTATATCCTCTCTGTACTGCAATATCTTTAGTGCCAGTATGCCGGGTTTCTCCAAATCCCTAAGAATCCTAAACCTGTTCTTATCTATCCTCAGGATTTTGACAAGCTCTGTCTGCTCCGTGTCAAAGAGTTCTTCATAACTTCCATGCCAGTCATTGTAATTCATGATATCGCCTACCATATATGCAAGTCCGGCTTTCAACAACTTCTCTTCATACGGATGCTTTCTGTAAGAGTTGAAATACCACTCCAAATCAAAAGCATTTTTTAACACATAGCCCTCAGCGATCTTGGATATAAACAACTCTGCAGCTCCATATTGTAGCCACGTTCCCTTTAATGACTTTTCTAGACTGCTTCTTCCGAAACCGTTATACAATACCGCCTTTCTCGGCCAAACAAATTCTGATGGTCCGAAATACCCTGTCTTTTGCTCCTTGTAATAATTCCATCTGCTTTCTCTCTGATACTTTGCCCATGAATAGTAATAATCGGTCATCTTCTCTCTGCAGTGAATCGACCTTACAAGCTCTGCCTTGCTGTACTTAGGATTCTTATAATCACCTCTGAAATCTGCAACATGCCTAAAATATCTCACCAAGACATTCTCACCGCTACCTTGAATAAGCACGCTCCACTGGATAGCTGACAGCTGACTCCTACTCATCCCCTCTGATTTCAACATCACAACTTTTTTACACACCGGGCACTGAATCTCTTCGTTATGCTTTGCTCTGTACTTCCCAATCATACCCTTACTGGATATCCCCACGTCCTTTTTGCATCTCGTACAGTACGCTGTCTGTTCTTTCCGATTGTAGAAAATGAAGTTGTAGTCCCAAAAGACTCTCTCGATTACAAACTTGTCGTAGTCCTTAGGAATCCCTTTGAACAATTTCATCTGTTCATCAATCTTCTTGCTGACTTCTATCTCCTTGGCCTTGTTCCTTTCAAACCTTATCTGACCCTGATAGACTTCTATAAGCCTGTTCAATCTGCCCTCTTCGAAGTCCTGCTCAAACTTTCCACAGCCAAGAATGAATTTATAGGCTCTCTTCCTGTCTCTTACTGTTGCCGGAACATAGCCGCCTAAGATGATGCTATCAATTCCCCCTGTTCTCCACTTCATCTTTTCTCCCGTGAAGTCCTGTGTCAGGTAATCTCCTTTTACCATGAACAACCTATAAGCCAAGCTCTCCGTCCTCGCCCTGAAAAAATTCATAATCAGGATCTCGTCCACAAGCTCTGTCGTGTAGATAAAATCTGCCATAACGCCGAGCTTTGCAAGCTCAGATACTTTTTTCGTAGCCTCCGCTTTTGGAATTTTGTTCAGCTGTCTTTTATCCATGTCACCCTCCCAGTCCAAATAAAAACTGGCTCAAATCCATCTGACCTTCTATCTGTTTCTTATCCTTCTTAAGTACTGGTTTCGGTTCTGCTTTTACCTCAACCTCTTCCTTTTTGACCTCAGGAACAGAATTCTTTTTCTCTTCTGCTGCCTTGGCTCTCTCCTCTGCGGCTTTTGCTCTCTTCTCAGCTGCCTTTGCCTCTTCTTCCTTATCATCCTTTCGGTAATAATCCTCTGCCCATTCAAAGACAACGTCATCTCTTACTGCCGCACAGTTCCCAGTTGCTCTTTTCTTCGCTTTTCCGTAGATGTAGTTAAAGCACTTTCCCCATGTCTTATGACTCTGCATTACATCTTCTGCAAATCCGCTGTCCTCTGTGCACCTCTTTATCAGGTATTCAGTTATAGGCTCTACAAATCCCTTCTCTTTAGCCTTTTCTCTTTCCTTTTCCAGCTTTTTTATGGCATCCTCTATAATTCCCATATCATTCCTCCACTGCTTTCTTTAGCGCATCGTAGGAAAACTTTACCTGAGGATATATACAATAGCCGCTTACTTTTTCTTTGCCTGTCCGCTTTCCGAGTCCATTTTTCTCTATGAAGTCCATCGCCCACGGACAATTGTTCGTATCAATGTAGTTCGTCAAATCCTCAAGGTTCTTGTCATCCAAACACACAGTAAGCGTTGCGAAAGGTCCCTCGCTCTCACTCACAAGATACACTGCCAAGCTGTTATCTGCGCAGTAATGACTTGTCATCAGGAACAAATCGCTATATGTACCAAAATCCGTCTTGACCTCAAACATCGGCTTTTTCTCCCTTCTTTGTTCTCTTCCTAGTCTTCTTTACTGGTTCAGCTGTTTCCTCTTTCTGTTCCTTAGGTTCCTGTTCCTCGGCCTTTGCTACTGGCAGTTCCTTCTTCTCGATCTTGTAGCGTGACCTTACAGAATCCACAATCTCGTCTAATCTTCCCTGAACTTCCTTGATATCCTCGGGGCTAAGTCCCTCTGTGAATCTCTCAACCTTTGTCCATCCCTCTGCAAAAGTCTGCATTGCCGCGTCCATGATATCCTTTGCTCTGTTGTTCTTGTCATCCCACTTCATAACTGTTCTCCTTTCGCCGTATAGGCTCTTTACTACTTGAATTCCTGACTCAATGGCAATTTCTGTATTTCCAAGCTGTCTATAAAAATCAGGATGCACCATGCACTCATAAGCTCTCGTCATCTTGTCTCTCTGCTCTTTTGAAATACCAATCTGAAAATCCTTGGCAATCCTGAGTGCCTTTTTGTAATCCCCGCTCTTAACCGCTTCTCTGACGATCTCACTCTTTTTCATATCAGATGTACCGAAATGTCTGTGCAGCCAGCATGCTCATATTTCTCGTAAAGGTCCGCTGCAATACCGCTGTAAATCTCCAAACACCATGTAACTACATGTTCCTTTCCATCCTTCTTGTATCTCACCTCGAAATTGCCTTTCATCTCCTGATTCTCCTTTCATAGAAATCAATAGCATCTTCAAGTGTTCCGGCCATAGCCTGTTTTCCTCTTGCCAAGACAAGATATCTTCCAAGCTCATCCAGCCATATGTAGTTGCCGTGTCCATCTTCCCACTTCTTTTCTGATACCTGAGTCATCATATCCCTACCTCACACATCGAAACTTACGCTGTGGCTCAGCCACAATCTTCCTCTAAGTGGAACTATGAAATGACTGCTCGTAAAAGCCTGTCCTGTGCAGTCATAAGCTCTCGGTCTGTAATCTATTCTCTCGTGAGCATTGAAGTAATCCTCTGCCTGTTCTTTTGTTTGGATCTCGGCCGGGAGCTCTACCTCCTCAACGTATCCGTCGATTCCGTAATCCTTGATATACCGCCTCTTCTGCTTGGCATCCTGCTTTTTGTAATACTCACGGATGCTCTTCTTAACTTCCGTCTTAATCTCCATTGCCTTGCTGTCTTCTATGTTCTTCTCGCTCTCAAGCTCTTTAACAGCGCTCAGTGTAATGTATGCAAATCTAAGGCTCTCTTTATCTCTGATTAACATAGGCTCTTACCTCCAATCCTCACAGCTATCAATGTCCGGGTTCTCCATCACGTCATCCCACTTCTTGCAAAATTCCTGTCCTTCTTCTTCGTAGCAATTGCCGCAGTTGGAACAGCAGTGACACCTTGCTCTCCACTGTTCCAGCTCTGCGTCTCTCTTCATCATGAAGTCCTCAAGCTCAGCCATGCTATCAAATGAGTTCAAATTTGCCAACTTCATACTGGCCTCCTTTACTGGTAAGACTCTGCAAGCACCTTACAGGCAGCTTCCCAAAATGCTTCATCACCTACCTGTCTAAGCTTGGCTTCGTCGATTTCTTTTCCATCCCACAGACATTCCTCAGGGATATCATCTTCCTCGTCGTAGTCCTCGTAGTTTGTCTCCTCAATGACGATCCTCTCAATCCAGCACTTTCCACCGACTTGCTTCTGCCAGCTAAGAGCTGCTCTCATGGATATGTCACTTATCAGCTCCTCGACTGTGTACTGTGGCGCATAGTTCATTGTTTCGACCATAGTAACGTTGAAATCAGGTGTTCCATAAAATCCTCTCGCATACGCTCTTACTGTCACGTCCTGCGCTTTTGTGTCTAAAACTCTGATATCCATTTTCAACATATCCACTACCTCCTGTGCTCAGGCAACGATCTCATCTTGCTCTTTGATGTATCTGTATAATGTGTCGCTCAGATAATCCTCAGGTAACAGCTCGCTTCTGTTTACTTCATAAATCATCTGCTTCAAATGCTCGGGACCATCAATCAATGGCATTACGATTACCTCATGTCTCGATGATGGGATGATGTATAAGTCTCCCCCTACTTTCTCTGCTATCTGTCTGAGTACGTCCTTTCTCATCATCATCCGGGCTCCGGCACTCATCTCTTTATTTGATAAGACGTAAATATTAGCCTCCTCAGGTACTACATCAAGTCCGACTCTCTCATTCATTATTGATGCCATGCTTTTCAGATACACTTCCTCGGAATCCACGTTCTTTACTGCCATCTGATAAATCTCTTCTTCTGTAAGCTCTATCTTCTCTAAAAGCTGTTCGTTTATTGTGATTGTTCCCTCGGGCATTATGCTCGGAATAAACTTATAGATAAGTGCCAAGTCGTCCAGCACATCTCTGTGAATTACTGTCTCAAGTAATTCCTGATTTCTTGACTTATTGACCAGCTCAAACTTAACAGTTTTCTTTATCTGCTCTTCCCAGTCCATTGTCCCGAAATCTATGTTTCCTACTCTATTCTGCCGGATTGTCCTTACTGCATGTTCTGCTGTTTCTTCGACTGTTGCCTTTCCTTCTTCAATTGCTTTCAAGTACTGGTCGATGTATAACGTTGGTGCAGCATTGCTATCGTCAAACTTTACAATCATCCCTCTATAAGAGATTCCGTTACTCTTGACTACATCCTTCATTGTGATAGTGCAGTCTCCAAATTCGTCTGATACGATCTTGGCAATTTTGTTCTCGATTTCGTTTCTGTTCATTTTTTCTCTCCTTGTGTCTTAAAATTGATGGCGTACATTTGTACACTTTTTGGTGTACATTTGTACAAGGTTTTGCGTACATAAAGTGTACGGTTCGATTTTGCGAGCTGGAACAATAAAAAAATAAGCCAGTTCTTATTTATAGTATTATTATACTTCGCATTTGAGTATTTGTAAATATATTTATTGCTCATTTTCGACATAATACTGGTAGTTAGTGTACGTGTTTATTCGAATACGCATATTATATAAGGAAGAGATAGCGTAACATTTGTACGCGTTTTTCTGTACAAATGTACAAAAGAAGGTGTACAAATGTACACCATAACTAGAGATTAGAGATAGAGATTAATATATATATTAATATTAATGGTCAAGTGTACAAATGTACGTAAAAAGTCGTACAAATGTTACACTTTAAATTCTTTGTGCATAGTGCATAAACATTTGCTTATCCCGACAAACACCTAAAAGCGTATATGCTCAAAACGCATTTACCGTCCCTATACTGAGTTTTATATCTTAGCCGAAGGTTTATATCTTTTTCGCTCTATCGCTCGTCAGGCACATTTCGTCAATAAAGCATCTCAAAGTTTGTATAGTTTGTATATTGATTTACACCTCATGCATGCTCCGCTTTTTGGGCAAAAAAATAAGACCTCAGCACTTACTCCGAAACCGGAATAAATGCCGAGGCTCTCATCTGTGATAAATTCCTTACCAAAAGTTTGTTACCTGATATATACCTTTCCGCTGTAATAAGCGGCAACCCAACCGCTGGGAGTCTTAATCCAAATATCCTCTCCATCGTAGGCGATCTGCTGACAAGTAACTCTCGTTCCCTTGTCCAGTGCTCCGTTATTATTCGCATCATGTTTCTGTCCATCAGCTGATAACTCGCTGTGCTTCTTTGACAGATAACTCTTTCCCGGTCCTTGCCTTACATTAAGCTCAACCTGCAGAGTATAGACACTTCCAATAGAATATCTTGGCGCTGTTGGTGCATCATCCACCTTTCCCGCAAAGGAACCATCGGTAATATTCGTTGCCGTATGTGAACCATCAGCAAGCAAGATGTCACCCGTGAGAAGATACCCTGACGATTGCAGATACTTCGAATCTGTCAGCACTTCAAATCCAGCCTTTTGAAGTTCGCTCCTCATGTTCCCTGTGTAGGTCGCTTTACAGTTTTTCAGCTTGTCATCACCGAGAAGGATTCCAGCCGCTTTTACATGAGCGATAACACCTGATGAGCAGTCAGCTTCACATGGTGTTGATATTGCGCCGGGATCTAGGCCCACTTTCTGAAGCTCTCCCCAGTACGTAGCCCTGTCGTTCATATCGTAGCCGATATTGTTATTCAGAGCCGCTTTCTTTGCAAGGTCTGCAAGCAGTGCCCTCACATTCGGGTTCGGATGCCTCAGGACACATTTCCATGGTTTCGAGTACCAGCTGATAATCTGCCACTCATTACCTGTTTGGTCTCCTGCCTGTCCTCCACGGTATAATCCCCTCTCATCCTTTCCGCAGTTGGAAATCTGAGTCTTGGACACAGACAAAGTTTCTTTGACTGCTCCATTCGTCTTTCCAGCATTTGCGAAATTGAGATAGAATTTCTCGCCATATGATGCTCTCTTTTTTTTGACTGTCTCACTTTGGTCTTTCGGCCTTTCAAACTTCGTGAGTACAACGTCAGAAGCCTCCCTTATACTCTTGGCTTCGTTCAGCTTTTTAAGAACGCTCTTATAAGCTCCATTCAGCTCTACCCACAAATACTCTAGCTGCATTTCAAGGTCCGCAATCGATCTTGCCCTGGATTTTGCATAATCGATAAGCCCCTGTTTTCTTCCTTGGCTTGTCCACTGGCAAATTCCGTAGCCCACTTGGTCGCTTGCAAACTTTGTATATGACCCATTGTCCACAGCTATCGTATAAGTCGCATCTGTCATTTTCAGCTTCTTCTCATAGCTGTTTTGCAGATTGTTCGGCAACAGTCCTGACTCGGCATAGATGTTACCCATAAGCCCAAAGACTGCGCATTCCGATAATCCTGTGTCAAGAAGATAATTCCTGATCTTCTCCTCATTTGTGTTTCCTCTCAGTCCCACAGATAACACCCCCTCTCAGCTATTTACTCTTAGCGGCATTCATAGCAAATACAGCCGATTCCACAAGTACGTCCAGCTGTTCATCAGATATCGATATATTCCGTGCAATAAGCTGTTCCCTCAAAAATTCAGTGACAATGGCTTTCTTTTCCTTGCCAGCATTTGCCCCTGTGATGGTCTGCTCTGCATACTGCACAGCTGCCGTGATAAGGCTCTCCAAAAGCTCATTGTTGAGGAGCTTTGTCTTCGCTTTTATCCATGGAACCATGTACCTCACAACCACCATGATTGCTATGATTACGATTGCTTTCAAAACCTCAAACAGAATATCGTTCATCCCAATACCTCGCTTTCCTCGTTGTCGGTCTTTTTACCGACCACAAGCGGCTCACTAAAAGACAGCTTGTTTTTCTCGAAGATGTTCTCAACAGTCTTCGTGATTCCATAGACAATTACTGGTGCAATTATCTCTGTCACGATTGTTTGGCTCACAGCTTCTACTACCTGCGTATGTTCAAGCCAAGCCAAAACATAAGACATTGATACGCACACAAGCCCATGAGCTTCTATCACGCATATCAATGTCTTGAAAAATACTCCTGTTTTCTTCTTCCTGAGACTGTCCTTGTAGTAATCGCATCTACTGCATCCTTTGTACTTCATTCTCTTTTCCATGTCTCACACCTCTTTCTATGGTTGTGTGTCGAAGCATAGAATACCCTCATTTGCTATTTATAGGGTCAGGCAATTGCTTTTAATCTTTTCTTTATAAATTGATTGCCTTTTTGTTTCCTATAAGAAATACGGGCAAATTTTAAACATTTTCTCTAACCGATACTGGCACCTCGAAATCTAACTTGCTGGTAACTTGCTAGGGCAAACTTCCAGCTTATTTATCATCTGCTCTCCGCTTCTTGTTTTTCCCGATGGCCTCATCCATCCTCAAGGCTTCTTCCTCAGAAACTACTCTCAGGTTCATACAGAAATTGTAGATTTCCTCACCATCACCATTTCCTCCGAGCCCTTTATACGGCATGTACATTCCTTTGAGTTCCGCTTTCTCCTTAATCGTGATAGCGTTCCTCTCCGAGTACTTGTTGCCGTATTCCATGATGTCCTTATGAATCAACATCATGACTCCACGGCCCACGCATTTCATATACTTCTCACGTTCCTCGTCACTGCGTGCATGCTGTACCATGTAACTCTTTAACTCGTTATACTTCTGTTCATGATGTGTGAATCGCTCAAATCCCTTATCTTCCCGGTCTTTAAGTCCTTTTTCTACTTTTTCCTGAAACTCATCCATCCTTGTATCAAACTTTTCCTCAAGAGCCTTGATCCTGTCGTTCTTGGTGTCCTTCCTTGTAATCAGGAATTGAATAAATCCGACGATTACTGCTATGACACCACCTTGGATTAGCACTTTTATTACTTCCATGATTTCTCAGTACCCCCTTATAAGGAATTTACACGGTTATCGTTATCTGTGACGATGATACATTCACTGTGGCTGTCTGCTTAGCTTCGCCTGTCGGTGTCCACTCTATGGTGTACTGCGTATTTGAATTCTTCGTAACCTTACATACTCCTTCATCCGTAGTAGCTGTGTAAGAATTACTGGCTATCGCTATAGTGCATGCTTTCAATCCACTGTCACCACCGCCACCACCTGTTATTCCCAAATTCTGCCTTGCCTGTTCAGCTGTTGTTGCCCCTGTTCCACCATGGGAAATAGGGACTACCCCTTCCACGTTCTGAGCATTTCCTTCGATACTTCCAAGCCTCTTTTCATCAGTGCGGACGTAATAGTTCGCTCCGTCGTAGTAAACTTCGTAAGTACCCGCTGGCAACGTATAATTCGATGCAGACGATACGGCTCCGTTGATGTACAGAGGTTTCGCTCCTGTACCATTTACATCAAGCGTAAGTGCACTTGCAGCCGAGTTGGTATTTCTCAGATAAAGCGTGAATCTGTTGTACTGCCTTAGAGTATAAAAATTAGACGTCACATACTTGGCGGCCGCTGAGGCTTCTGTATGACATACTGCATGGTAATAATTCGCATCAGGCGGTAAAGCCCAGTTTCCATCCTATCTTAGAAACTTATCAATGTTGTTCTCATCAGGCAACATGGGAGCAAGCCCGTTCGCAGACTTGCTCACCACATTGTAATTTGGAATCTTTGTCTTTAATTCCTGCAGCATGGCACGGATAGCCTCAAGAGTGATAATAGGCTTCTGTGACATACGCTATGCCTCCGTTAAGTTGATGACGAAAATACTGCGCTGACAAGGCTTGTGATTTCAGCGTTTGTTACCTCGACAAAATCACTGTCAAGGGCATATCCTGACAGGTCAATGTCAGATGTGCCCCAAATCTCGAACCCGTCTTTATTCTCATTCAGGATGTACTCCGTTCTAGAGTTCCCGTTTGTGCCACCATTAGGCACAGCATAAACAGTGTTCTCGTCTGCATCTGCAACTGCCGGAAGTGCGGCAACAGGAAGATATCTCAAATGGTCCGCAGCTGAGATTGCCGCATTAACATCTGATGCAGTCTGAAAACCGCTGTCGTTTGTGATATCACTGACCTTTGTAGGCACTGTGATATTCACATCTTTGTTCACGATCGACTGCGACACGTTGTTGACCTGGATATTATCAATAGTGCCAGCGTGCGCATCGCAGTACTGTTTTGTTGCATAGTCGTTCGAATCACTCAGCGAAGCAACAGTTGTAGGAATCAACGAAGTATCTGAGCCTTGAACTGGGTTGCAAACTCCTGCAACTTGGCAAGTGTAACGATCTTTCTCTGTGACATAATCCTTATCCCCTCTCTACATTTTGTCTTTTATCTGCTTGTAACGTTCTTCCTCATCATCGATAGCACGATGCTGTGATAGCTCATCCAAAAGCTCCTTGCACAAAACTGACATGTCCTCAAGGACCGATGCCAGCTTTTCAATCACTTCAGGATCATTCTTCCTCATAAGGCTCACCAGTAATCTCGGTAAACTCTTCTGCGGTAATCCAAGGATTACTCTTAGGATTCGTTACGGCATTTCTTACTCTGTGGATATCCCACAGACCCTTGTCGTAGTAGTTCTTTACCTTCTTGAAATTTGGACTATGAGTAGTAGTTTTCTTAGCCATCGTTCCTAACCCTCCTTTATAGCTCTACGTCTACCATTACAGCGATGTACTCGACATCAGCAGAAATCTTCGCAGCCTCTCTTGTCAGAGCTGTGTTATCAAGAGGGTAGTCATCCTCGTTCTCCACAAACTCACCATCAATGAACTTGTAGGTAAGTGGCTCCACTTCCTCAGGGATTTCCTCTGATGCCATAACCACCAGCGCAACGTCTGTGAACTGAGGCTGTAACTGCTTGCCGAGTCTTGCAAATACAGTCTCGTTATCAGAACCGATGTAGCCCTGGCATTCCTCATAATTGCAGAGAATGACGATATCGTTCTCATTCTTCCTAACTGGCTTTACTGAGTCCACGATATCCACGATCACATTCTCCTTGTTCAGATAAAGATACTTCATTTTTCCACCTCCTGATGATTAAATCGTTATGTAGCTTGTACATATTCCTTGCTGTCCAATAGCCATTCTTATGCTTCATATAGCCATTAAAAGAAGCCATGAAGTTACGGATAACCTCATAGCCTATTTCCCCGTTGTTCAAAAGCGCTGCGAGCTTTCTGAGCTTCTGTCTGTTATGCGTGATATTTCTTCTGTTCGGTTTCCTTACTACCTTCCCGGTCTTCGTCAGGAAGTATCTGTCCTTTAGCCATTCAAAGCTATGTGACAGCTTCACAATCATAGTCTTCTTCTCATTCATCTTTATGCCGAGTACTCTGTAAAACTCCTTGATGATATCCAGTATCATCCTGAGCTTCTCTTTGCACTTGTCGATGATGTACCAGTCATCCATGTACCGATTGTAGAAGATGCACCTCAAAACCTCTTTGATGTAATGGTCTATCCTGCTCTGATACCCAACAGCACAAATCTGACATACCTGCGACCCAAGCCCTAACCCGCTGTCAAATGAATTTATAAAAACCATCGTAAGCTCTCTAAGCTTCTCATCGCTGACAGCTTTATTAAGATTATCCTCAATCACATCATGTCTCAGACTTGCAAAGAAATCGTGCTGGTCTCCGAGCAGAATATATCCCTCGTTAGAAAATCCATTCTTCCGATAGAATCTCCTTAAATCCCTTATCAGGAGATTTGCCGCAAAGTCAGTGCCCTTTCCTTTCTGACTTGCTCCATTAGCATATATCAAAGACTTCTCGATAACAGGAACTATCCCGTAATCACAAACACTCTTCTGAATAACACGCTCCGAGATGTGGACCGACTTGATATGCCTTTTCTTTCCTCTCTCTAGCGTGTCAAACTCTATAAAACCCTTGGTAATCTTCTCTCCATTCCTCACCCTACGGCTGTAAACGTATGAGTTCATCAGGACGTTACAACCATATCTCTGCACCGAGGCTTTCCAGTTGACTCCCTTACGAGCCTTATAAAAAGACCGCCGCAAAGCTCCAAAGGATGAGACTGTTTCGAAGTTATAACCCTCGTTCCTCTTTCGCTTCGCCTCTTCCCTTTTTGCCTTACGACGTTCATATCTTCGCTCATGGCGCTCTTTACTATTCAAGGTAGCGTTTACACCTCCTATGCCATTTATTGCTTGGCAGAAACTAGGCACGTAGCATAGTACCCATGAAATCACTCGCCACAGTGACCATGCAAGAAGCGTCCGGGCACATGCATGAAGCAGCGGTTTTACCCGCTGGCCACACTTACGCTAGTCGTGCAACGTGTCCATTCACGGCTTTCGCCGATGGTCATGTTCTCCTTCCATTCCATATGTCTGCTTTCACCATAAAGGCTACTCGGTCTGCACGATAAAGCTGAACGGAATCAGGGGACGACACCATTCGAGTTGCTGGCGTTGTTGTTGTTGGGCGCACCCGAAGTGTTGACATTGCAGAAGTTCGTGGAGTTGCTGGCATTCGGAGAAACCAGCCACCAATTGCAAGCGGCATTCAAGCACAATTTACAGAACATAACCAGTTTTGCCTATTGGAGCTTTGAAAATCTTTTCCGATCCGCTTCTATTACCCCTTTGAGGGATGACTCCTCCACGTAAGCATGTCCTACTATAACCTCTAGGGCAGAATCCTTTATCGGTAAGATTTCACTCGCAATTCGTAGAATCTCAAGATAATTCTTGATTTCTATTTTTGCCTTTTTCATGAACCTTTTTCTTTCCAAGTACTCTTCTTTGTTCGTTGGAAAAATCTCGTTGGCATACATTACGTGCTGATTGATGAGCCGTGCTGATTCGCACAGCGGGTTCGTTATTTTGAACGTGTATGCTTTCGGGATATACTTCTTTGTAAATTCTATTGTCGCTTTTTCCAGCTCATGTGCTGTATTCTGAAATTCCATGATACTTTCACCACGGAATCTCGCTAACACATTACTCATGCCGCCTCCTTAAAAGAAATGCGGGCGCAGAGGCCCGCAGATTTAAAGATTAAGCGCCTTACTGCGCTATCATTTGGAAGCAGGGGACGACACCATACGAGGTGCTGGCGTCGTAGTGGCCGGGCGCACCCGAAGTGCCGACATAGCAGAAGTGCGCGGAGCCGCTGGCATACGGAGAAACCAGCCACCAAATGCAAGCGGCACCTCCTAACCCCTGAGTTATTATTCTCTTAGCCGCAGTTGCGAAGATAGGCCACTGTAATGCTCCGCCCTGTGACTGCTCAGATGCTGCTGCATAAGTGGTAGCTCCGAATACTTCAAACTCACGAGGCAAGAAAATCTTGTCGTTGGCTGTCTGAATAGCCGCACTCTGCGAACCCTGAGAAGCCTTGACTGCTCTTTCTGCAATCAATGGCTTTAACTCAGCTGGCAAAGCCGCATATACAGTATTGTTCAGATAAGTTCTCAAATCTGATGAGTTCCAACCACCCGCATTTGTATTTGAGGTGTGGTGCTGCCTCAATGCGTTCATGGCATTCTTGGCTTTCCAAATAACCTGGCCATCTCTCTCAAGATTGATTGCCGCAATCTCAAAGATGATATCCTCGCCTGTTGACAGATTCGCTGTGATAGAATCACCGATTGCAAGCATTGAACCTGCAAGTCCGGCATTGATAATTGTCTGTACTCCTGTCCAAGTGGTCTTATCAAGGCCAATCTGAATTTCCTTGTACTCACCATAATCAACATCGATCTGTGTCGTGCTCTGCACAGTGTTTCCACTCTTAACAATGACGTTGTACCTTGTCCTACCGGGAACCGTGAAATCCAGTTTCAAGTTCGCATCAAACGTCTTGGTCTGCGTGTTAGTGGAATCGTTCGCATCCTGCAAAGTAACAGTCTTGCCTCTGTCTGCTGACGTTGTGGACCTGCAAACAACTCTTGCTTTCATATTGGTACTTTCAATGACCGCCTGAACCTTCTGTGCGGCCACGTCAGCGCCTACCAGTGCTGCTGACATTGCATCAGAAATACTCATGTCTTATCCTCCTCTACATAGCTTGTGTTTACTGTTCTGCCCTGTGCAGTCTCAGAGATAACAGTTGTCGTTGTGTACTTTTTATCGCCCTCAGTCGGAACAAGCACGGATGTAATCGTTATTGTTCCCGAACTGTTCACGATTGAAGTGGTATTCACGGCCTCATCGCTCGTATCAGTGATGGTATAGTTTCCACCTGACTCCGTGATAGTCACGTTGTTTGATGCAACACCATACTTTGTAAGCAAGTCTCTGAGGTAGTCGCTCTGCGCCTGAGTCTCAATTGCCGCCCCTACAAAAGCTGTAGAAGCCGCCTGTGTAGTCTTTGTTCCAGCTGTTGCAGTTGGTACTCTCGGGTTTCCTGTGAAGTTCGGAGAGTTAAGGTCCGCCTTGTCTTCCAGTGCCTCGTTTATACTGTCAATCTGTTCCTTAACACTTCCGTCGATATCTCCGATCTTGTCTGCAAGTTCCTGAAGCTGCTCCTGCGTTACCTTTTTGTTTGCCAAGTTCTGCAGATACTTCATGTTGTACAAGAAAATCAGATAATAGTTGTTTACGAAGTCCGCAACAACAAAATCTGATTCCTTAATCATGGGCACGTTGTCCACGTTAAAAGGGGGTTCCGTTGGTATTGGAAAATTAGCCATTCTTCTTGTCCTTTCCGTGCTTTTTAGCACATATCATCAATTTTGAACTCCATCTCCGCTTCTTTGTTTTTCTTCTTTTTCGGAAATGTCTTTATGCACAAAAGCATTCCGTCAGAGTCATAGAGTCCAATCTCGCTGATGCTCTTTCCGTTGCACTCCAACTCATTAAGTCCGCCTGTGTACCGATAGCATGTCTCGGAAACTATGTTCTTCATGTCAAGCTCTTTGCGGTAAATCTCATTCTTTAGTCCTGTCTGCTCAGCCGATGGCTCATACTCATTTATGCCATCATCAGCCAGTCCAGTTCCGAAAGCGAATCCCGCTATCTGCCATCCGTCAGAACCATTGAACCTCATAGCCAACATTTTCTTCTTGGCCTGATTCAGTAAAATCGCATCTCCCAATTCAATCACCTTCCTCTTGAAATATGACCCGTAACGCTCTACTCCGTTGTACTGGATAGAACCATCAAACTCGTTATAGTGCGTGTTGTCTGCCCTATAACCAATGGTCCCGTCATACCTGAACTCTCCGTTGTACTTGTTTCGGAAAATAACGTCCGCTGGTGCGTACTGGATTGCCCCATCATACCGATGTGCTCCGTTGTACCTCCTATACTTCACGTAGGACAAGGTGGCATGCTTGAACATCTCCCACTCCGACATTTTCACTGGGTCGAGATAATTCGATTTAAAAAACAGCTTCACACCACCTGGGCGGATAACCATGGGCCGGATCATTGCCGGGTCTGATTCATCAGTTGTTATGTCCTTGATATTGATTGCAATTGATGCTGGCTCTTCCACGCACTCGGCATAAGTAATGCCTACATCTCCCCAAAGCAGATGTAAGCCCTTCATAATGTCTGCGTAGTTCGCCTCGGAATTATTCTTTAGGACCTGAAACCTAAGAACATTCCTATACATCTCATCGTCAATCCTCATATTTGCCTCGCCATTCAGCAGAATATAAGCATTGTTCCTTGACACGTTGACGATAGTTCCACACATGTCAAGCTGTTTCCCATGGGCATTTTCAATATCGGTCAAATACAAAAGCTGGTTGTTTACCTCAACCAGCTCGTCCATCTGTCTTGATAATGCCCTTATGATACCTTGTATGTTTGGCTTGTCCTGAAACTGAAACGGAATATCTTTTATCCACTGTTCATAGAAACTCATTCGTTCAATAAAACCTCGATCCTTGCAGCCTCAACGATGATTTTCTGCCTCTGCGATGCCTGGATATTACCCTCAGATAATTCCTCGGGTCTTTCATCCTCTGTAGTTCCAGCAAGCGTGATTTTGCAAAACTCCATCGTTGGCAAAACATCATATAACGCATTGATGTACTTCTGAGATATGAACGCATCTCCAATGGATAAAACACTCGCCGCTTCAACAATTGTTTCCTGAACTAGCCTCTCATAATCAGGGTCTATGGCGATTGACCCGTTGGTAATCTCAACCTTTATCCACGCATATACGCTCTCAGGCCTCCTAAAGCTAATAGGTATCACATCTCCATACTCTCCGAGGACGTTTATCGTGATATCTCCAAAGGTAGTTATTCCTCCTGACTTCTTCATCAGGATTGCCTCTGCGATCTTCTGCTCATCTCCACCATCAACAATTACCTCAATGCTGTGTGGCGGTCTGCCGTACTCATCCTCTACGTTGTACTGGTTCTCATAGCACCTGACGCTTGCAATGTTCTGAACATTCTCAAGTAGGTATGACTCGATACTGTACGTCTGTGACGATGACGTGCTGTATGTCTTCTTGATATAGTCCTGTCTAAATGCCGCATCAGACTGCTGAACTCTTCCTGCTGTCGGCTCAAGCCTGTTCTCAACAGAGATAAGCCCTGTCACGTTTGATGTAATCACAGTGATACTTCCAATCGGACACTCAATGTCTCCGTATTCCACTGTGTAATATGGGACTGTGTTCTCTACCCACTCCGTTGTCAGGTTGCTCGTCAATTGGTACTCATTCTGTCTTGATAAATTGCTGTCCGTAATCGTCAGCAAGGTTTCATCCTCGTTAAGTTCAACAGAATAGCCATCAACCACAATAGCTCTTTTTAAACCGTTCAGAATGCTCCTTATAGTCGGTGTTCCACCAGCAGTATAGGAATATAGCTTTGCGTTAAGTTCGACCGTGTATACGCCCGCAGACGTTATTACAGGCTTTATACAGATGTTGTTACAAGCAAGTCTCTCTATCGAGGTATCGCTTGCACACTTGAGCTGCACTACTGGGTTCGTGATTGACGAAATCACACTCCCCTTAGGAACGATGGTTCCATCCGTTGCCTTTACATGGATGATGTACTCAGTTGACTTGTTCCCTTTGCGGAAGATGTTTCCATACTGACAAGCATTGTCCAAATTAACACCCTCTGCTGTTGCCGGATACTTGGCATAATAACTGTCCTGTAATGTTTCCCATAGAGCTGCGATCTTGTCGCAGAATGGAACAAGCAAAGCCGAATTAAGCAACGACTGCGGATTCTGTGACACATCGAATCCTAAGGCATCTGACACTTCATCCTGAACCTCTGCCAAGATAGTGTCGAATCGCTTTAGCACGAAGCCTTTTTCAGTAACACCATATTCTGACACCCTATTCACCTCCTTATCCAAATAGTAGTTCTACCAAGTCTGATATTTCCTGACTCGTAGCCTCGATTATGTTATTTTCCTCTGCGGGAATAATAGCAATCTGCTCATCCGTGTACTTGAGCGTTCTTGTCGCTGTGACCTTATATGTGATTTGTGCTTTCCTCTCTTTCGTGTTAAGCTCAACTTTCATATCATCAACACTCTGTACACCATCTACTTTCATGAGTTCAGCTGTCAGGATACTGATTACCAGCTCCCTGTTCGGATTCTTCACCAAAACGTACTCGAAGTACGGAACACCCATATCCTTTCCGTACCTCCACTCATTCCAAAACCATCTCAGGTGTATCTTGATTGCCTGTGCGATACTATCCGTAGCCTTTATGTCGTTTTCTTCTACATAGAGGTCACTATTGCTGTCCATCTGAATATCATTTAACATAGCCACCTCCTCATTCATCATCTGCCGAGTGAATATGTCCAGTAACATCAAGGTCTCCACCAAACGTTCCACCTTGCGAAATGTCTATGGTCTGACCTTTTATCTCACCAGTTACTGTGAGATTACCTTCAATGTCCACATTGCCAGTAATCGACACGGATCCAGTCGCAGATATATCGCCTTCGATTTCTACATTACCCTCAACCTTAACATCACCTTCGACTTTTGCTCCATCTTCACCGATTGTGACTTTGCAGTTGTCAGTGATAAGCTCAATCTCTGCATCCTTCTTAACCTTTATCCTCGAAGTTCCAACATCAAGAATGTATGCGTCTTCCTCATTGGCCTCCTGCTGGGTCTTGACTCCGCTTTTCATAAGACCGGGAATCGCAATACAATTCATCAGCTCAAACTTCTCATTCGACTGCTCCTTAGATGTGTCTGTAAGCCACGCAGATAAGCTCTGCTCAGCAACGACAAGTAAAACATCATCCCCAGCTTTTAAAGGGATGCATGCGGCTATATCGTCACTATTTGCCATAAGACAGATAGGCACACTTGGCACCATCGGATATTGCATCTCTGTATTGCCACAGTAAAAGCTCCCTACTGGCTGAACATCACAGACTCCATTCTCCGCATCAATAGCCATAACCTTACCGGGCATGGCTGTATGCATTCCATTATTCAAAACATCTTTTACTATCTCTTCGACCTGCTCCACTACCTCAGGAATCATACTGTCACCTCCGCTAGCTGTGATACACATTTCCAATCTTGTCCGTAGTTATCGCCTTTGATGGACTGCTTGTAGACTCTGAATATCCCTGATGCAACCTTACTCTCAAGCTGTACCAAGTCATTCACTCCGATAGCCCCATTGATAAAGTACTCAACCTCATAGCCTGGAATACCATCGCTCTTTCCCTTCTCTCCACCAGCTCCTGATGTGGCATTACTTTTCATCGGGCTTGTTCCCGATGATGACCCGCTTGTTTGCGTAATCGTAATCTTCTTAGGAACTGAAATAAGCCCAGTCTCTGCACTGAGCTTATATGCCATCAAAGTAATTGCTTCTCCTGCCACATGGACCTGCAAAATACCATTCTGCAGTGAGAAGGTAACTCCTGCCTTGCTGCAGATATTCTGCAATGCCATCTTTAGCTTTCCAACATAGCAATAGCCAGCGTCATAACTGGCTTTTTCCAATAGCTCGTTAGCCGCATCTGTAATCACGAACGACTCAACTCCCATCTGTCCTACTATGTTGTCTAATGCCTCTTTGCAAGTGACAATGCCACTCTGCGACACACTACCTACTTGGAAATAATTTGACAGCCCATCAATGAGCTCCATCTCGATAACTCGGTCTGCATTCTGTATTGTCTCTGTTGGGTTCGATACACCGCCAACAAAGATTGTTCCCATGTTGTCGGCATATCCAGCCCTTAGCTCTACTACACAGCCCGGTTCATTAAGCACCGCCTTATGTTCTTCATTCAGATTAAAGATAGACAGCTTTCCTGTGTTACTGCTCTGCGTGTCCGTTTTTTCGAGGTCAAATGTCACATGAAGGGCTCTGCCGTTTACTTCTTCTCCGATCTCAAATCCTACTGTTCCGGGAACACCTGCAAGCACTCTGTATTGTCTGTTGAAATTCATACTTGCACCCCTCCCACTTCACTATCAGGGATAAATACAAACTTGGCCTTTCCACTTGAGAAGGAATCTTTGCCCGGTCTTCTCTCTACCCCTATACAACCGAAAGTGCCCTCAGGTAAATCCGTGTACTTGTAATAGTGATACAACGGAAAATAGGGCACGATCTTCGTCATCGGTATTATCGGATTCATTTTCATATCGTATATCCCAAAGGACCAATAATCATAGCTCGGGTTATACGTGAACCTGATGTAAAACTGTTTCTCAGCCAGCGTGATTCGGCTGATACTGTCATTCTTCTTAGGAACTTCAATAAACATATCGACCTCCTCTAACTGGTGTACTTGTTATACAGATTGTAAAGGATTGACCCTGAATTACCTTCACTTCCGCTATTAGAGCCGCTCCCGCTCCCACTCCCCGAACTATTCGACGAAGATGTAGAAGCAGCTCCTGACGAAGACATTGTCGCTCCTGATCTAGCATACTCAGAAGGTATTCCAACAGCCTGTGCCGATGTGACTGTCACCTGTGTAAACTCAATCGGCACTTCCTTTGCATATCCCTGACTCTCACTTTTCTTGATATTGATACTCTTGATTACCATATTGGTGTACACCTTCTGAGATGTAACCACCGTCAACAGTTCTCTCCTAAAGTACTGGTTCAATAGCTGGTCGCATATCTGCTCTGACCTTCCACGTCCAGTTCCGTGTCTGTTCCTCCATGTTACCGGAGTATCCGTCACGTAAAGCGTCATCTTGAGCTTCAAAGAATCAAGCGCCACATTATCACTGGTGCTGTATCCTTCTTCTGTTGGAAACTCAGGAACAGTGCTCGCATATGACTCGTCGCTGTCGAGCAGCGCATCGAACTCGATTCCAGCTACACTTACTGGTCTAGTTGCCTTAGACATATCTCATCACCTCCCAAATGCCAACGCATGCGCAAGATAAGCACTTGCATCGTGAGCGTTGCTATTCATCACCTTAGAAGTCTGTCTCTGTTCTTCTGATGTGCCTCCGTTGAACGTATTGTTAAACACGTTATTCTGCACAACACTCGTGTTGTTCGTGTTCATGGCATTTCCTACCGCACTTCCTGATGCAACACCATTCTGCGCAAGCCCCATGATGTTCTCAAGGTTCTCTCCATTGAGTACTCCCTTGATATCTCCAGCCACTTTAGCAACCATGTCTTTCAGAGAAGACTTCTTCTGCTCAATGCCGTTGATAAAGCTGTCCATCATATCAGGCGAAAACGTATGGAAGTTACTAAGAGGCCCTTCCTCAGGTTCAGAGAATCCGAGGAAATTCTTAATCTTATCACCGACTCCCTTAACAGCATTCTTAACATCCTCTACCTTGTCCTTGATACCTTGGATGAAACTGTCCAGCATATCGTGTGCCCACTTCAATGCGTCCTCAGGTAGAACACCAAACAACGATCCGATGGAAACCACAAGACCATCGAACAGATTTAATGCAAATTCCTTGAAGCTCTCCCAAGCTCCCTTCATGGCTTCTTCGAATCCCTCGAAGTCTCCATTAAGCAAAGCCCAAAGCCCCTTGAAGAGATTAGCTATCATCGTCAAGAATGGCCCGATTACCGAGATAATCGTGATAATCAGATTCATAAGGAACATAAACACATTCTGTGCTATCTCCATAATCTGCTCACTGTTCTCATCCCAGAAATCCTTCAATTCCTGAATCACTGGCTGCACAGCATCCCATATATCCTGAGCGCCCTGTTTGATGTTATCTATGAAGCCCCATATTTTCTCTCTAACCTCATCCACATCAACTCCGGCATTCTCAAGAAGCGTTCCAAATAGCGAATCCTTACCTTGCAAGAAATAGATTAAATCCTGAATAAGCAAAAACAGACCTATAACCACACCAGCGATTACAAGTCCCTTTACTCCGATCATCGACACAACATTCAAAACGGATTTGATAATAGGCAGAAAACTCGATATCTTATCCTTCATCTTGAAAGCTACAATCATTCCGATAACCACTCCGAGAAGCTTCAAAGCATTTTCTGTGCCTCCGACCATGGTAACGAATTTCTCAATGCCAGTCTTGATTTTTCCGAATATCATCTCAAGCTTTCCACACAGCTCATTAAATCCCTTCCAAATCTTGTATGCCTTTGAACTCTTGTCGTTCACATCTCCAAGTTTCTTCACAAACTTGTCAATATACGACAGAAATTTGTATAGATAATCCTGCCCTTTTTTCATATAAGGCAGTAACTGTGTACCTAACGTTTCTTTGATGGACTTGAGCTTCTCCTGATTGGCAAGCTGTTTCCCCTCCAACGAATCAAGATTCTTGGAAACCGCTCCTACCGACTTTGCAGTTTGGTCCATGATAATCTTGTATCTGACCTCTGCCTGAGTAGCCGTGTCCAAAGCCTTGAATGTTCCCTTGAGGCCAAGCTCCCTCATGGCTGTTTTGTATGTGGCATCGTCCATTGTCACATTAAGTGCCTTGGCAGCTTCTGTAGAACCTTGCATAGCCTTTTCCATGTAGGACAAAGCCTCTGCGTTCTCCATAGCCATATCTCCGGCAACATCCAAAGCTCTAGTTGTCAGTGACTTCGAAAGCTCAACAGACCTTTCTTTAGTCACTTTCATACCCTCTAACATCTTCTCATTGTCCATCAGGTACTCCTTAACAGTACTCTTGGACAACTTCACGGAATCAGCGAAATTATCAGCCCACTTGTCTGTTTCTTCGGTCATCTCGCCAAAGGCATTACTGAACTTCCTATTAAGCTGTTCCACTTCTTTACCTGCGCTTATAGCGTCTTTTGTGAATTTGATAAGTCCAGCTATGGAAACTGTAACACCGACAATTCCCAATATCTTCTGCATACTGGCTCGTAACTGCTTAGCCTGGTTCTGCGCATTTTTAGCCGACTTCTCATCAACGTTAAACTTGACTTTGACGCCCGCTTCGGCAACTGTCGTCTTTGCTGCCATATCTGCCTCCTTATCCTTGTCTTATCTTTTCAGCTTCGCCGTTCTCAATGTCGATCTTCATCTCCATGAGTGCGTATAGCTTTAATGCCTCTTCAAGCGTATAGTACTCTTCCAGCTCCATCTTGCTTGCAAGCTGATGCTGTATGAGCGTATACATCATTAGTTCAAGCTGGCTGAACTGCTCGGGGTCGAAGGTTCCGTACTCTTCGATGTTTGGAACGTTATTATACCCTCCCCGTCCTTTCCAAATTGGTCGGGAAGTAGCTCGAAAAAACTGCCGTAGTTCACCTTGATAACCTCAAGTGCCAACTTGAACATTCCAGTAATATCCTGACAGAAAAACTCATCAGCAAGGCTTTCAGTGAGCGTGCTCTGCTCAATGTTTCCACTGCTGTTTCTGTACTGGCATGCAATGTTGCCTTTCACTATCAGAAGTTTCCTGAGAAGGGCCTCCATTACGTCACCATCAAGGCTTGAAAATGCGTCCCTGATAAGTGGCATCAGTGACTCGTAATCCACTCCCTCATTAAAGAGTCTTCCCATAACATCTTCTGATTCTTTGTCACCATCTCCCAAAAGAGGTAACACCCCGGCCACAATAGGACCGAGGTGTTTTCCTAACTCTCCTGAAATGTTCGCTGCGTAGAATGCCGGGAACGGATACACAGCGTACTCGATATCTCCAATAGTTACCTTACTTGGTTCAGTCTGTTTCAACATCTATTTTTCTCCCTTCTTACTCGTTATCGAAGCGACCTTCTCCACACTGGAGCTCCCACTCACGATTGTTTGTCTCTTTACCCCTTGTCCATGTAGGCTCTTTTGTTACCCAAGCCGCATCAGATGTGAAGAGCTCTTTTCCCATGAGGTCTTTCACAGTGATAGGGAATGTTCCGTCACCGTCTGACTGGTCCTTCTTGAGCCTGTTTCTCAGGAACTCGTTTGTCTCTGAACTCTGCAACAGTGACAGCTTGATTGAGAATGAATTGTTGACACTGATTGCCCTGTTGGCCTCTCCATCGCAACCGATCTTAAGGGTTGTGCCATCACCCAATGGGTCGATAGTCACAAACGAGTCGTCCGCATACCCAGTAACGACATGGGAACCGAGCGCAATCTTGACCTGCTTAGGATTGTACGTATAAGTCTTGCCCATCTATCTATCCCTCCTTTAAAATTCAAGTGTTCCACGGATAACTGTCTCGTGGATTGCTCCTGCTAACTTCGCTGTGAAGGTTACTCCACGGAGCTTACGCTGTTCCTTATCAGCTGCCGGAATCTCAGAAGCTCTTGGCACTGTTACTGTGTAGCCCCTTACGATGTTATCGTCCTCATCGAAGGAATCAGCTGCAATGCCTCCTGTCTTCTGAGCGGTTGTCAGGATGTTCTCAAGAACGTTCTGTACTCCCGTTATGCCTGCATCTGTGAAGGGTATTTTTGCACTCTTAGCGAAAAGCTCAAATACTCCCACCTGAATTTCATTGATAAGGTAATCTCTGAAACGGATTACGTCTATCCACTCACCAGTGCCTACCTTACCATCCTGAGTTACCTTCTTGCCGGCAATCTCATGGAAGTAGTTTGTTGGGATCTCCTTCAAAACATTAATCCTTGTAGATGTGAGAATAGACGGTGTAATGCCGTTAAGCGTCTTAAGATTCCATGTCTCAGCACCCGGCTCGTAAGCAAAGCACTTTGACATGTACGCTACGTTGGCATACAGATTATTTGCTGGTACATCTTCTGTGCCAGTCTCACCAACGTAGATACTGAATGTGTGAGTATAGCTCGACACATCAAGTGTCTGCGCTACGTTTCCGCTCCATGTAAAGCCAAAGAGCTTGTTGTTGCTCTCACACCAATCTGCAACAACCTTGAGGTCATTCTTTGCAACATAACCTACTAAAGCCACACCATACCATCCAGTAACAGTTGCGGCTCTTGTCAGTGCCTCGGTAATCTTTACCTCTGCGCTGTCCTCTCCTGTGGCTGTAGCTACTACATACAGTCTCTCAGGACTAGCCTCCTGCATGAATGCAACAGCTGCAGCCTTGTATGCCGCATCTGCTGTGGAATAGCCGTAATTGAGCAAGTCATCAGCCGAAGAGATGACTGCCACACTTGGCATTGTCTCACTTCCAACAGTCTCAGCCGCTGGCACGATCAGTAACAGATTGGAAAAACTTGCACTGTCTGTTACCGGAGATTCAATCGTGATTCTCACATCTACGATATTGTCTAGTTTACTCATTCTGTGCCTCCTTCAATTTCTACATCTTCAAAGTAACCTTCTTCCTGTACCATCTCAGATGAGCCACCGCCACTCGGATTAGGCAGCTGAGAAATCAGGTTCTGACCATATAATCCCTCTGCTTCATCTGTAAATGTAACAACAAACTCCTGCATAGCCCTAAAACTGAATTGCGACTCGTTCAGCAATGAGGTCAAGTCGGTTACATCTCCGTTTGGCATTACGGACATGTTGGCCTCATAAATCTGTTCCTGGATTGCCTCTGAATCAAGATATTTCAGAAAATCCTCCAAGTCCTCAATCGTAGAGTTAAGGTATACTGGTGTTTGCCCGCTCGTAGCAACGTTTTTTCCATTCGAGTAAAGATTTAGGTCGATGTATGCTTTTATCTCCCAATAAGCCCTTTCATTGCCATTTGAAGGGTCTATTTTCTTGATTGCAAACTGGTTCTTAACCCTTCTTGTGACCTGAATCGTCAGGTACGGCATGGGCGGTTTACTCATCTTTACCTCGGAATAAAAAACATGCCCGTCACCGAAATATCCAGCAACGAGCTCTCTAAACTTTTCTTTTGCCTCAGTAATATTCATCCTGACACCTCACTTCCCGGGGGCGGGTCCTGATGCAAGCACTGTACAAATGTACTCGTCCAGTGTGCAAGGAACGTGTTGTTGCTCAGTCTCGAAGACCTGCACTCAAACCACTTCCCCTGAAACCAAAGCTTATCTGCCATCGTCTTTTTATCTTCGTTGGCAACAAGGATTTCCATATCACTAAAGACCTTTAAATGCTGCAAAGCATAATCTCCATCAGAGTCTGTTGAAACCGAACGGTCGGTGGTCTGAACGTCTGCTTTAATGGTCATATCGTCATATTCAGACGTCATGTACCCACCGCTTGCTACGGAATCTCTGAACCGTCTGAGGATATATGCTTTCTTCCACAACGAAAGTCCCATAAGCCTATTCGTCCTTTCTTACCTCGTACACAACAGATTGACGCATACGGCCTGTGTCTATCAAAGGATGCGACGACTTTTTCTTCCGTATCGTAGAAGGTGCGTTCGGCGCATATTCTCCGTCACGAATTTCTCTCTGCATCAAGCCCTTGGTATAACTGCCCATCTTATTCATGGCTGTTTTTGCATCATCTCCATTCATGACCCCTTTTAAAACAACATTAGTCGAGAAATCTTTAAGCTCATCGCTATGCTTTTCCAGCGTGTTCCTCATAAATGGTCGAGCTGGCATATTCTCTGTGCCGTACTCGTTGAACATTGCGACCTGTGCAACTGATGCGGGATTCTTGCCTTTCTCATACTTACCCGAACGATCCTGAAACCCGACAAAAGCACATAACCCATCTATCTCCTTCAAAGTAGCCTTTAGCTTTTCTCCATATTCTGTGAGTTTGATTCCATCATCTGCCATCGCCCTCTCCTGCCGATACAATCGGGATTATCGCATTCCTCTTCAAGGTTAGAAACTCCAACCCGTAGATGGTAAGCGCATACTCTGCATCCTTCTGTAGATTACTTGCCTGGTTCGTGCTAAAGCTGACAGATGTTTCACCCTCAGATGCTGACGCTAATCTTAAGGACGAAGCAATGGAGCCGATATTATCGCCATCAGCTCCACAGTCCATCATCTTTAGCTTGTGTGCCGTGAGATATGCGAGCGCCTTAGGATATGTACTCCCGAACCTCTTCTCTGAGATTTGGTCCTTGAAGATATCCATATACGAGGTCAATCCGTAAGTGGTTTTCCCAGTCTCAGAATCGACCTCGTCTTCATCGGGTATCTCGGCAAACTCAGCAGCAACAATTCTAAATATCCTAATTGCCTCTCTGATTACTTCGCCCATAACAGCCTCCGATCATTTCTTGGAAGTTTTTTTCTTGGTGTCAGCTTTCTCAGGTTCTACCTCTTCTGTAGGCTCGGACTCAGTTGGCTCTTCCACCTTCTCAGGCTCGGGCTCAACAGGGGTTTCGTCCTCTTTCTTCTCCTCTGCATCCTTCTTGGAGAGCTTAAGAAGTCCTGTCTCGACGTATGCCTGAATAGACGGATTCTTCTCCTCACCTTCCTTGAGTGTTGCAACTTCATCGGGGAGCAAAGGCTCCCCGTGAATACCGATTATTTTATTACTAACGTTCTTTACTCTCATAATGCACCCTCCGTGAAATTAGACACCAGCTGCGATAAGCGCTGACATAGGATAATACAGGATTGCTCCTGCAACTCTTGACTCACAAGGAATCTCTACCTCAAGCCCCTTAGGCTGAGCTGCGTACTGGTAGAAATCCAAAGGAATCTCGATAGTGAACTTCTCAGGGTCCTTTGTGTAAAGGAAGAGAACTCCGGCATTGAACGGATTTGTCTCGCCTGCATCGGACTCAAGCTCAGGTGCTTCCTCGAAGTTCTTTACGTAAGGGCTTGTCCTCTGAAGGAACTCAAGGATGGTTGTGTCGCTATCAGGAATCTTCCTTGTTGCAAGGTCGATGTACACTGAGCTAGGCATAACCAGTGAGTCAGGCTTCTCAACGTTCTTGGTTGCCTTAGCAACAAACTTCACCATTCCGTTGATATCAGCGAGGATTTCCTCTGCTGTCTTATGAGCGAAATCTGTGTAGTTTGTGCCATCCTTTGTAACAGTTGACAGTGTGTAAACAGGCACATTGTTGCCAGTTGAAAGTACACCGATAAGTCCTGTCTCGGCATCACCAGCCCATGCGATCTTGTTCACGAGTCTGTCGTTCTGATACTTAGCAGCCTCACCACGTCTTACATCAAGTGACTTTCCAGCCATTCTTGATGCTCTCATATCCTGCATAGAGTAGCCGTAGCTATCACCCACAGACTTAACCTGTGCAGTTGAAGGCTTACCCTTTACATCAGCTCTAGGAAGGTCGGTTGCGTAGTTGGAAATCAGCTTCGCATAACCAGTCTTCTCGTAGCTGTAGAAGGTAACAGTCTCAGCTCCCTCGTTTACCTCATGTGAGATAGGGAAGAGCTTAAGAGCTGTCATCTCAGGATATTCTTTGTCATAGGTCTTAGCCTTGACGTAGTCGAGCTCTCTTGCAAAGAAGATGGACGCATCTTCTGCAGAGTCAAATCTGAGCGCATCAGATACAAGGCCAGCCGGAATACTGGACCTTCTAATAGCTTCTGCGTCCTGTGCATCGTAGTGCTCAGATGGCATATTAGGGTTGTATTTCTTCTTCATCTTTCGTATCCTCCTTCAATTAAGCAATGATTTCGATAGGTGCGATTCCGTTGTCTGCCGCTCCAATGAACTTAGCAGAAATCGTAAGGTAAGCAGCCGCTCCGTCACCAGTCGGTGCAGTCTTTGTGAACAGACCAGCGTTGTCTCCTGATGCAATCAGGTAAACAGGGTCATTCACTGCTACAGTAACCTCAGGAACGAGTCTTACCCAAACTCTTCCGTATCTGAGGATTGAAAAAGCCTCACCCTGAGCGATAACAACGTTTCCGTTGGCATCCTGCTCGTGAGCCTTCTCTACGATAACACCCTCAAACTTATCGCTTGCTGATGTAGGAAGTTTTACCTGACTTCCAGCTGCTGTGCCAGTTACGACACCCATACCAGCCTTTGCAACTCCTGTTGCATTCTCGATCTTTCTTGAATTGCAGACCTTTGTTGAGATATCAACCAGTCCACCCGGTACTCCCTTAGGAGTCTCATATGCGTAACTTAACTGTCCTGCCATTATTCGTTACCTCCTTCTTCGTGTCTCTTGATCATTCTCTCTCTTGCAGCCATAGCTCCTGTCATAACAGGTTTCTTAGGCGCTGAGTCCATGTGCATACCCATACCAGCCATCTGCTGACGCTGATAGTTCACACCCTTCTTTCCGATTACGTTCTCAACGATGAAGTCATAAGCCGCATTGATGTAGCCCTTTGACTTGCCATCAAGTCTTACCTTAGGATTTACCTTCCTGATGATGGCTTTCTTCATGCCGATAACGCTGAGGTCCTCAAGCCCATCCATATGGAGCTTGTCGGCAACTCTGAGAACCTTGATTCTCTCCTTAACGATCTTGTCGATGCTGTCAGCGTTGACAGTCTCTTCTTTCTTCTCCTCATTGTCATCGTCTGCGTTCTCGTCGTCAGAGTCCTTGTTGGCCTCTTCGCAGTCCTTCTGCATGTCCTTTTCAGCCTCCATCTTGTCGATGCAATCAAGCAGAGTATTGATATCTTCCTCCTGCTCCTTGATTACCTCGGTAGCGGCCTCAAGGTCTGTAGGGTCATCGTCAGAATCCCTACGGTCTCTGCGGTCTCTTACCTCCTGGATCTTCTCCTCGGTAGTAGGCTCGTCTTCGTCTGAATTTTCCTCAGGCTCTAAGATAGGCTCGTCTTCATCAGCAGACTGCTCTTTCTGCTGAGCTTCTAAAGCCTCTTCCTGCGCCTTGATTTCCTCAGGTGTGAGGTTATCGCCGTCGTGTCTTTTCATCTCTGTTCCTCCTTCTTTTTGGGCTTCTTGTTTACTTTTATCTTTACTGTCGATGTTCAGACGGGCTGTTTCTCCCGCCCTAGCCTCGGCAACTAAAGCTAAGTGATTGATGCGGATATTCCTCTGAATCGCATCATAATGCTCTCCGTTGTACTCTCCCGGGGTCTCATCCATCTCAAGACTGTACCCCAGTGATAACTCTCTGAGTCCGCAATCTTTCATGCTGTCCGTGTCATGGATAACGATCTTGGCTCTTACACTCTCGCCATCCCTATAACCGGGCTCAAGGATTGTGCCGATTTCCTCATCGCTCACATTGTCCTTGTTCACCATCTCCGCATCATGCGTGATGATAACAGGCTTGCCTTGGTAGCTCTTCAATGATTCCTCATCGAATACTTCCTCAGGTGGCCTGAACTCTTTTCGAACACTTCCGTCAGGGTTGTGATACTCGAATATGCCTGTCCTCGTTACAATTGGATGGTCTATCAGGTAGCCCTCCTTTGTAAAGTAGGTCATATCTTCCTTATCCAGCCTTATGACGGTGGTTCTCTGAATATTCTTGAGCTTCACGTCATACTCCTTTCTGCCTGTTGGCAACTACTTCTTTGATAATTGAACCTTTGCCGCCTGTATCATCGGTCTTTTTTATTGCGTATAGCCTCAGGCTAACGTTTTTATTCTTCATCTGACCATTTCCTCACTTATCATCCTTCAAGGGCAAATTAAGGAAATTTACGTTGAAAACAGGAATGCCTACACACCTGCATCCGTAATCCTCTCCTGGGTTGCATCTTCTCCCGTTATCAGTCATAGGCGGGTTCGCATAATCAAAGGTCTTGCCGTTAAGTCTCCTGTGGCTCTCCCTTACTCTGCTATCTCCGCTGTCCGACCAAACGTATTGGGTTACTCCTGCATCTCTGTGTTCTCTCTGAGTGATAGCTGCATTCAGCTTCGCAATTTGGTCTCTCGCTATAAACCTTGCATGCCTCTTCGCTGTTCCATACTCAGCCTGGATTTCCCTTGTCATTTCTGACGTAGATTTTCCATTCTTGTACCCTTCAATGATGATTTCCTTCATCTTGTCCAACATGTCATTCGGGATGGTCTTTATCAGGTCTACATTCTCTCCCACAAACTGGGTCAGCTCATCGTCAAAGAACGATCCGCTGTAGTAGTCATCCGATAGCTCCACCCCGAAGGTCGTTTTAACCATCTTCTTCCAATTGTTCACTCCCTGTTTCTTGGCATGATTGAATACCTTCTTGAGGCTGCTTACCACATCTGATTTGCTCATTAAAGCACCCGTATTGCTCTTTAAATTCTCAAAGAATGTATTTATGAAACTAAAAAGAGAATCGAGGCTGTCGGTTCTTATACCGTCTTCTCGATTCTCTAATTCTTTGCGATATTCACTTTGCATCTTGGGTAGCTCTGTCATCAGCTCTTCACGAATCAGCTTCATGTAAGCATTCAGAACTCTCGTGTATTCCCTCTCAGGCGAGACAGGCGTTTTAGCCTCTCCCTTTCCCTTGAGGACCTGATGACCATAGAAGCGATTCCTCATCTTCTTGGCAGTGCCGGGAGTGTAATACATCTTCTGCATATTACCACCCCTTTTCGATCTTATGCCTTACTAAACCTCAGGCTATCAAGATATTCGATTACGTCATCCGTTTTCGCCTCAGGGTTTTCTTTGATGTAATCAATAATCTTTTCAGCCAGCTCTTCCTTTTTCTTGATTATAATAATCATTCCTCTAACGAAATCATCGTAGCAATCAGAAACGGATTCTAAGGCCTTCTTCAATTCCTCCATAGCTCTTCCTCCTTAGTTTTCATCTAATTGTTTGTCATATATATTATACTCGTCAAACTCATGAATTTCAAAGGAATAAGCGTATGCCGGGCTATTTTGCTCGTTACTGTACGTAGTAATAATCGCCCTCCTCTTTTCACTGAACTTTGCATGGAAGTCATTGTTTATATCATGAGTTACTTTGGCACGCTCTTTATCGGTTATATCAGCTGTTACCATTTCATATGTCTTCCCGTGACTATCAACTGGGACTTTGCCTGGTTCAAATTTTCCTTTAAACCCAACATTTTCTTCGCTAGAATTATTCCCATTTGGTCCGCTATTATTATAACTGTTTCCGATATTTCCTATGCCTGTCGTTCCTCCTCTATTATTTGATGGCTTAACTTCCGCAAGTTCAACCTCATATTCTGTGATTTCAGAGGACTCATTATATTTCTTCTTCACGCTTTTTACTACATACTGAGCATCTTTTGGACTTATCACCTCTCCTTCCGGGTTTATGTCGCTAATAGATACTGCTGTCTTCGGCTTCTTGAGTTTATAGAGAATGGAAATGTTTTCTCCATCCTCAATTTCCATGTCAAGGACTCCATTAGAATACGATCTTGCAGTTCCCTCATTCTTACTCCAAGAAGCAATATGTCCCATGCCGATAGTGTTACCCTCTTTAAGGCTGTTAAGGATTTTCTCTGCTTGCTCTCCATTTACAGATGTATTAAAACTCATACCTCTGTATATTGGTTTTTCGAATTTATCAGAAAACTGGATGAACTTCTCTATTCTGTCGGCTTCTTTTCCGTAATCTTCTTTCTGTTTGTCTGTAAGCTCGAACATTTCGTATGAATCAGGGTCTTGTGTAGCTAAAATCTTCTGACATTCTTCTCCAATCCCATAATGCCTTACAGCGTTTACCATATCTCCAATGTCATCATCCATAAGATTTACAGTTCCGGTCTGTTTCATCTCGTTTTTGATAAATTCACTTTTCTTAGCATTCCATACTTCCATGGGAATATCTTTTGCATACTCCCTATCGGTCTTTCCTTCAAAGTAGCATGGTTCACTGCCCCAAGATTTCATGTCTTCGCTGTTTGCAATTTCATTAGTCTCAAGACTAGCAAACGTGTCTGCATCGATCTTCTGCCACATCTGACCGTCTTCATCGATAAAAACTTGATTGCTTGCAGCATTAGAGTACTTATCATTTCCGCCATTGCCTTTTTCTGAACCACCTATCTTTTCCTTTCGTCCTGAATGTCCATGAAATCCGCTACCCTCACCACCATCGTTTTCATCGTTCTCTGTATTCGTTTTTACCTGTTCCGTGGGTAGTGTAGATTCATTTTGAGCACTGAAAACTTCATTACTCGGTTGTGGCAAAGCGTTATCAGGCAATTCCAACACTTCGTCGCTGTCTTCCTCAACTAAACCTTGGATTTGGTAGTCGTCACTGTCTGCCAAAGCTTTCCGTACCTCAGTCGGATCCAGTGCTCCCATGTCTACATAGACCTGAGCTGTCTGTGCCTTGGTCTGATTCGTAGCTGCCTTGGTCTGCTCAATAGTTGCCGTATCAAGTTCACTCATCTGTTTGAACGGATTGAATCTTATCTCATACTCAGGAAGGTCTTTTTCCATTCTTCCCTCTTTGATAAGCTGTATCAGGATTATCTTTACCAGCTTCTCGGTATTATCCTTGAGACTCTGACTCTGAATCCTGTTAAGCAGATGCTCGTAATTGTCCATGTCATTGTCACCAGTTGCATCCATACCTGCCGGCGATCTACCGAACAAAATACTCTGCGGAATCTCGGTTACTGCAGACAACATATTGCAAGTGCTGTCTATGATATCCTTGACTCCCGCAAGCTGAGCGTTGATGTAGTTGTAATCCTCTCCGTCATTGTCAATCGCAAGGCTGTTCAAGATGTGCCTTGCCATATCGATAATCTCAAGTCTCTTGATGACCTTTTCTTCGCCCTCATCCGTTGATAATACTGAGGACAAGTCCTTCATCTTGTAGATACCCAGTACTGACCTTTCAAGCAGTTTAGAGCCGTTCTGATGCGTCGTAACTGTTTCTCTCAGGCTCTCTCTCAGCTTTACATACTCAGGAATACCCCAAAATCTATAGTAGTCATTCGATGCAAACTCAGGATGCTCACCATTCTTGAATATCAAGCACCTCGTGTAGTGGACTCTGAACTGTCCGTACACACTGTAAACGCAATAATACTCAGGCTGACCGAACGGCCTCTCCTGAGCTTCGAAGTCATCATAAAAAGCGAACTGGTACTGGCTCATGTAGTCCGGCTGTACGATAGCTCGCTCAAATACTCTTATCTCCTCTATGCTTCTAATGTTCTTCCAGTCAAGCGGCTCATCAATTCCTCTGCCATCATCGATGAGCATTACTGCGATTGCTCCTCCGAATAATCTCGACCACTTTTCAGCCTTAATCGCTGTGCTGGTCCATTTGAGCGTTGATAATCTCTTTTGAACCTCTGTCTCGATTTCTTCTCCAAGGTCTGTCAGGTCTATTCCCTTTGACAGGCAGTCCTCAGATGGTCTGTCGATAATCCTACTGAACAGTCCGTTGGATTCGTAGAGCTTCACCAGTTCTATGTCATTTACATAGCTGTCTGCTCTGTACTCCCATGCTGTGGAATTGTCCTGAGATGTTCCGACCTTGTTTAGCATATTAGCGTAACCGTCAGATCGGAGCTGCCCGCTTACGGCCTCATGATACTGTGCAAGCTGATAAAGTCTGCTTGCTCTATCTATTTCGCTCATTCCTTCCTTTCTCTCCTTTCTGACGATTAAATCATATTATCGATATTGAAGCTACTCGCTGTAAGCTCATTAAAAGCATCACTCGAAGCGTCAACCATATCATCATGCGATGACTCAGGAAACGACTCCATCTGACTGAAATACATATCATTCCAATCGCCTACCATGACGTCCACGTTTCCGTTCTGCCATTGTGCAGCAAGTGGCATAGCCCTTGTCTCTTTGCTACCAGTATTCTGCTGAGGCTTCACTGCAAATCCTGCAAGCATCTTCACCCACTGGTTCGCAACGATCTTACCAGCGGCTCCCGGGTCTTGCGGAATCCTAATCTTGTACATCATTCCGTATCGTGCCCTGTCAGCTACCGCCGTGTTGTAGATGAGTTTTTCAACATCGCCTGCCTTAATCTGCTGATTGATGACGTTGATAATAACAAACCGACCACAACTGCGCTTTCCCATGAGTACTCCCGCTGTGTAGTCGGCATTTCCATTCTCATCTTCATCTGTGGCTGCATAATCCCAAGCCCTAACAATCATCGTTATATCAGTTGGCAGATACTCAAGGACACACACCTGCGACCTCTTGAAGTATTTTCCAGCGGCCGCTTTAATCTTCCAGTTACCATAGAGCAATCGTTCTCTCTCTACAAGCGGTAGCGCCTGCAAGTTTGCAAAGTACCCTGGATCTTCTCTCATCAGAATCTGATTATCCTCAAGCGTACTTGCTATGAAGGTTAGACTCTTCGGGAAAGACAAAGCCTTTTCGGGAGAATACCCAGCCAAGATGCAAGCTCTTACTGCTTGCTCTCTCGAATCATACCAGTGCATCTTTTCATCAAGTCTTACCATCCACCGAACTTTCCCTGACCTCTCAGGTATCGGATATCCTGTCTCAGGGTCTATCCACCACTCAATGAGTTTTGCTACCCAGCTGTCTGCATCAGGGTTACATGTTGCCCTCATGTACGGCTTGACTCCGCATGTGCTACGATTTCTCGATAGCATAAAGAAAAACTGGTACTCTGAAAAATGCGTCAGCTCATCAAATCCTATGAGCGTTATCTGAGAACCTTGCCAATCTTGGCACTCATCATCACTTGACAGATGCGCAAAATTGACCGTTGCACCGCTTTCAAAAGTCCAGTGTAGTTTTGGTGTCTTTAATGGATATGCCCCGTGCACGTGGCTGTAAATCCTTTTTGAGGTATCCCACAAGCCTCCGGGCGAAGTAACCTGCGTATAGTCTCGTCTGAATATCAGAGCGTTGAACTCCGGCACGTTCTTGTAGTACAACGGCTCCATCAAAAGACCGAAAGTCTTTCCACCACCAGCCGCTCCACCATATAAGCAAATATCCGCAGAGCATGCCAAGAATCGCTCTTGCGGACCTTCCTGTGGTCGTATTATCAATCCCATTACTCCACCTCCGTGTCCTTCTGAGGCAGATAAAACTGGGTCTGCTCGTTGACCTCGTTATACTCTCCATCGATAGCATCCTGAGGTCTGTCTCTCCATGTGTCCTGTTGCCTGTTCTTGAGCCAAAATATCTGTGCTCCAACATCAGGTGGCGCTACTTTCTTGGTCTTCTCTATCTTCACAACTTTTTTCATGTTCCCGTCTTTGTCAAAGCTCATGATGTGCTTCTCTTCTTCGTACTCGTATCCGATGGCTCTTTGATAAAGACCTCTTATAACTTTGGAATCAGAAACTGCTTTTCCTTCTGACAACGCATTCATAAAAGACAGGTTCTCCTTCTTCCATCGGTAAAGAGTCCTGACTGATATTTTCATAGCCTCAGCTATCTCGTCATCAGTAGCTCCAAGCGCAGCTAGTGACCAAGCCCAGTCATCATGGAACTTCGCATTGTACTTGATGTTTGCCATCTATCATTTTCCTAGATAGTCGGCACAAAGATACTCGATGAGCTGCCACCTGTTTTTGCTCGTCACAGTACCTTCCTTCTCGGCTTTCTTTATAGCTTGTTGGATGACGTTTGCGGCCTCACCTGGAATCGCATTGCTACCAAAGAGCTTTGCAAGGTAAGTCCATTCTCCCTCTTCACTGAATCCGACCTCATCCATCTTTTCATTGGCACACTGTACCATCGAGTGCACTGCCGCTCCAATGTTCCTTATGTCCGTGAATTTCTGATACTTGCTCAGGGTCTCCACAAACTCCTTACATTGTTCGTAGTTCGCAACTCCTATTATCTCTGAGGCCGACATTTCCAAATTCTTTACAAGAACATCCATGTCCTTTATCTGATGCGGTAAGAACGCAAACGTCACATTCTTGAAATCAAAATGAACCGCTGGCGAAATGAGCTTGTTATATTCCTCCAACGGTTCTTCTAAAATATCCTTGCCTATGAAACTCTCAAGCATATCGTCCACGTCGTTAATCATCTTAACGATCTCTTTCAAAGTTGATTCATCATCGAAGCCCTCGATTGCGTTGTGCGCAAGCTGCTTGGCTGCAATCTTACTTCTTGATAATCCGCTCACGTCCAGTATGGCGATAATCTCTTTCAGTCCAGCGGCTCTTGCACTCTTGATTCTATGATGGCCGGATATAATCTCGATCCTTTCTCCTACCTCCACTAAAAGTGGCAAGCTCTCAAGCTGTCCTCTGTTCTTGATGTTCGCTGTCAACTGGTCCTGCATTTCATTTTTCATGATGCGAGCGTTTACGTCCTGCTCCTTGACCTTGTCAATCTCAATCTTTACTATCAGCAACCCATATCCCATATCATAGATTACTTCGTAGCCTTTTCCCTTTGCCTCTGCCATTCTTTCTCCCTTCTGAGCCACTCAGTGAGTGTCTCTTGCTGTTTTCTCTTCTCTACTAGCTCAGCCTCGTAAATCAGCTTGTAACCATTCTGCTTGTCCACAGAGCGATTCACCAGTTTCATGATACCCCGCACTTCCTTGTTCTCAGGATACTTGGTAAGCATTGCTGTTCTTATCTTGCTTACCTTCTCCCTTTCCAGCTCATCGGTAATCGTATCGATAAACTCCCTGTTCTGAGCTATCATGTAACACAGCCTTCCGAGTCTATACTTCTCATGTGGCACTTTCATTACGTACCAAACAAAAACTGAATCAGCTGCCATCTTTGATAATCCAAAGACTCCTGCAACTAACCCATCTATTAGCAATGCCCTGTTATATGTGGCTGAGCTACCTACAAAATTATGAGTCCACAGCACCCGGTAGTACTGAGCTTGTGCATTACTTATCGGCACAATCTGTATCTTGCTATCCTCGGTAATTTCATAATCCCTCGGCATGATACTGCACTCCAAAGGCTCTAGTTTACTCTCTGTTGGCCTCTTTATCTTCTTGCCGTTAGCAAGCTTTGTTGCCTCTTCTCCCCTGTTGGTCGTGATGTATGCGTTAAGGTCTGCCCTAGTCCCTGATCTAGCATAAATCGTCTGACCGATTGTCTCCCCTGTTCTCTTCTCCTGATAACAAAGCAGAAGTGCTGGTTTCTCCATACACAGCTCAAACAACTGCTTATGCCCTGTCTCAGGATTGAACATCTGATAAGGCGGCTCTTTCCAAGTCATCTTACCCTGTGTATCGTAAAACTTCTCATACCCCGAAAAATACGTCGGTGGATTCGCAATGATAATAGCGTGTGGGTCATCCAGTACTTCGTTCAGATGGTCCCACATATCAAGCGGACGATAACTCATACCATGTAACAGCTTCTTGGTGTTATCGATCTGCCTCTGAATGTCTGCTATATGCTCCGCTCTCCGTTCTCTCAGGTCTATGAGCATATTCTGAAAATACGCATTTCCTGCACTCTTCGTTGTTCTCAAATAAAGCTGAGCGTACAACGCTGTTGCTGGGTCTAACAGTTCCTCGTCGCTGAACCCCTGAGCGTGTATCTCAAGTTCTTCCAGTGACTGCTCCGTGATAGCGTACCCCATTACTGAGGTCATCATACTAACGTCGCTCGTTTCAATCTGCTCAGGTTTAAATCCGGCCTGAATAGCAAGATTAGCCATAGCGAACGTTCCCGCACACGGCTCGACAAATCTCGTGTATCCTGATTCCCTAGCTGTCTCAATCAGCTTAATCAGGAACTTTTGCTCCGATGGACCGAGACACCCCAAAAACATCTCGCCCGGATTCATAAAGAATGCCATTGCTGTTATTTCTCCTTTCTCTTTGTCGCTATTGCACAAAACGCAAAAGTATTTACCCCGTGATTTTTTATACCTCTATATGCACTTTGCACAAAAAATGAGCCGCACCATCCGATGCGACTCTCTAGACCGGGATGTAGCTTATGAAGCTACGACTGAAACCTGGAAGGCTCCCGTGTTCTGTACACTAACCCCGGTAATATTCAGTTCCGATCTTAGAACAAGCTCAGCTGCTCGTACACCTCTTTGGGCTTCTCTTCAATCGGTTTGGAAATTTCCTTTTTCTTGCTCTTTGGGATGGAACTGTCAGGCAACTCTTCGATTACTTCCCCGACGTTTATTCCCCACCATTCAGCGAACATTGTTCTGTGGCACCACTCATCAGGATTTCTCACGTCCTCGTAACACAACAGAACCAGTTCCTTATTCTCGGCTCTTGCTTTCTCATCAAGCCTAGACACGATACCGAATATCTTCTCTCTACCCAAGTCATCCAGCTTTTGGAAGTAGGCTTCTCTGTACTCATCCTTCTCAAGATTCAACATGAAACCTTTTGGTGCCAGTGAATAACACTGCTCTCTCACCTCATAACCCAATGGCCATTTCGGTGTTCCAAGACTTATCCCTACCGGATAGTAGTTACCTTTCCGCAACTCCTTATTCGAATATCTACTTACCCATATTGCCATATCTGTCACCTCTTGTAAATATATCCCCATAAATATTATACCATACGGCACTTCCTTAGTACATTGATAACGCCCTATTTATGCGGTTTTCTCAAGATTACGGGACGGTGTTAGACATCGCCCCGCTCTCTCGGAGAAAAAATAACAGCTGACCTTTTCGGGGTGACATTTGGGATATCGGTCAATATCATGTTACCATTTGGCAATTCTCCTACAAACCTATTTTTTTTCGCAAACCCAAATGTCAACGAATATCAATTTGCAAACACCCCTATATCCGCATATTTTCAGAACCCAAATAGGTATGTAGCCATCTTCTTGTAAGCAATCCCAATATCCTTATAAACCGTTTTGTCGCTTACCCCTTCGGCCACTGCTATTTCTTCGACTTTGTACACTTCCTCGCTCATATGCAGCATAAATATTTCTCTGCAGCGACGCTTCGCTCCTTCTGAACCCCATTTCTCACATTCTTCTCTGTACTGTTCATACGCTTTATCGATCTTGCGTATCCTGTCACAGTTCATGATGTAAGCCCATATCTCTGTGTCACGCTTTTTCTCTGCTCGGCTCTCAAGCGCAGTACTGGTTCCCATCAGGTCCTCGAAGTACTGGAATCTGAGTTCCTCTACCTCATCCTCAGTGAATACTTCCTCTTCCAGTTTTGTCTTCACAGCTCTGTAGTCTCTCAGCTCCTGCTTAGTAAGCTCTACTTTGTCCGTGAGTTTATTGAGCTTCTTCTCCATCTTGCGCTTTTCTTCCTTGAATGCCTTTACGCCCTCTTTCGCCCCTCTCTCTACCGCCCGGTCAAGTAAGCTCATTATCTCTCCCTGACTAAGGACGTATAGTTTTTCCTGAGGCTTTGATAATTCCTTTTTCTGTTCCAGTGTTTCCCCGTTAATCTTCTGAGTCATTCTTCCGAACCTCCATCTCTTGACACCTGTTATTTTCAACTGTTACAATTTTCTTACCATCTTATGAGAAGGGGGTCGGCTCGCTTGGAAGTCGGCTCTTTTTGTTTATCTGCTTTTCAAGAAATTTATCACCACACCAATATCCTGTTCCATAACGCTATAATGCTCTTTCGCATATAGCTTCGTGAATACAATCAGGGGTCTCTTCCTCTTAGGCTTCGTAGCTCTCAGTACCTCGTACTCTCCCTTGGGTTGTTCTATTGTCCAGCCCTCTTCCACAAGCCAATCCTTAAAAGCCTCCAAGTGCTTATGATGCAGTAAATCTCTTCTTGCCATTTCTTATTTCCTCTCTATCTTCTTGGACAAGTTGCGAAATGTGAGATGTAGCCCATCTCCGGGAATTCCTCGCCTCTCCCTATTATCGCAGATTCCACTTCGCCCTCAGGAGTAACTATCTTATCCGTTGCCTTTTCTCCTATATTGGGTTTCCTGAAATTCAGAATATGGTCATCCACTGGCATGTTCTTCCCGTTCTTTGTCCGAATCCATATTACTCTTGCCCCACATCCTCTACATGTTCCATACTGTCCATTCATAGATTCCTTCTCCTCTCATAACTGAAACACTGGTTTAAAAAGCCAGCGGGCGCAAGGCCCGCAGATTACTGGATTGCGCTTCGCTTAGATAACTGGAAACAGGGGACGACACCACGCGAGGAGCTGGCGTCGTAGTAGCTGGGCGCACCCGAAGTGTTGACAAGGCAGAAGTACGTGGAGGCGCTGGCATACGGAGAAACCAGCCAATACCACCATGCGTTACCAAAGTCATCCGTTACCGTCTTGATCCTGTTCTTTGTCTTCTTGAAGATTTCCCACTGATGGCACTCTCTAGCCTCTTCCTCTGATGAGTAGATTGCTTTTCCGAATACCTCAGCTTCTCTTGGAAGGAATACCTTGTCTTCTATCACATCAAGGTCTTTGCTTCTTCCACCTCTTCCCACAAGGAATTTCCTTCTTGCAAGCAACTTCTTGAGTTCTTCTGACATGGAATTATAGACCTCTGTGTTCAGATAATGCCTCATGCTGGACTTCTCGTAGTTATTATCGCAGTTTTCATCCATCTCATGCTCTTCTTCCATAGCATACTTTCGAATGAAAATGACACTATGACTTTCCTTGTCAATGTCTGCGATCTCATAGACAACATCTCCATCAGGAGCATAGTCTGTTACCTCCTGTCCTACATGGAGCAGTGCCTCGTTCTCATTGTCCAAGATTTCCTGAATCTCAGAAAACCCAAGTGCTTTTTCTTCATTGTTCACTACTGATGGCGCTATCTTCTTATCCTCGCCAAGAGTTACCCCGAGCACTTTTCTAAGCTCATCGATGTTCTTGGCCTTAATCTTTATTTCCATATACCGATTTCCTCCGTTTCATTTCTTCGTCCATTTCTTTATTCTGTCTTCTCTGCTCTTCCAGCTTTTTATCCCTCTCGTGTTCGTACTGCATATACCACAATTGGCCTTTGATTTTTTCCAACAACCTATTGTTTTCTTTAATGGCCATTATCATATCTGCTCCAAGCAACACTATTATGAACAGGAGCGCAAAGAGTATAATCTCCACCATCCTACCCACTCCTTAGAAATCATCCTCAGGTTCTTCGAAGTCCAACTCTTCCGTGTTATCCTCATCGTTACCATCATTGAAAATTTCCTCTGTCACGTCTTCATCGGATGGACCGGGAAGAGCTGGCTGCTCAGTTCCCTCGATTGCTGTTCCCTCGACAATATTCTCATCTTTCTCTTCCTCAGGAACATTTACCTCTTTAAAGTCCGCATCAAAGATTGACCTCTGAGAAGTGTTAGCAACAGGCTTCATCTCGTATGAACCAGTCTCCTCATTAAAGTAAAGCTCCATCTCTGTGTCGAGTGTGCCCTTCTTCTCATCATTGATTTTCACGGATGATGTTATTTTATGGTCAAAATCAGGCTTGCTTATCTCTCTGCTCTCACCCTCAATATTCGGGTCATAGTTAGGTATGAACTCCTTCTTAAAGTGAATGTCGATCTTGACTGTCATTGTTCCGTCTGTTGTTCCATACTCGACCATGTTTCCCAAGAGCCTCTGCAAAACAAAGTTCATGTCCTTTTTCATGGTCTCGAAGGTGTCTCCGTCAAAATCCAGTTTCTTGATAAAATCGTTCTCGCTCATTTCTTCTCTAACCTCCCATATTCAATATTGTTTGCTTTCATGTACTCAATAAGAGCTTCTAACTTCTCTTTAGAACCCTTAGCGTAGAATCTGACGATGTACCTCTTCTCAGGCACTTCTTCTTTCTTCTCTGTAGCCTCAGGCTGCTGTTCTTTTTGCTCCTCTGAGGATTTATTCACCTCTTCGGCTTTAGCCTCAGATTCGGGCTCAGAATTGACTACCTGAGGATTTTCTACTACTTCCTCTTTCTTGGCCTCCGCTTCTGCCTTAGCCTTTTCCTCTTGGAGTCTCTTCTCTTCCTCTTCTTTTTTCTTCTGTTCAGCTTCAAGTTTCGACTCAAGCTCCAAAAGCCTTGTATTCTCCGCAAGTGCCTTTGATAAATCCATGGTGCTCAGGTAAACGTCCTTGACTGATACCTTATACTTGCTATCCAGCGCATCGATGGTCTGTAAATCCCTTCTGACTGTTTCGATCCTCTCAGTAATCTCTTTTTGCGCCTTTTTAAGGGAATAGGAAACGTTAAGGAACTGATTTTCGCATACACTACTGAATGGCAACACGTTCCAAAGCTCTCCGATGTTATCCGTGTATGTTTTTTCCAATGCGGCTCTCTTTTCTTCCCTCTGCTTCTTCTCAAACTCCTTAATCTGACTGTCGATAACCTGAATAGGCTCGTCGATCATGTCCTTGACTTCGTTGTACTCCTTCTCGAATTTCTCGTAAGGTTCCAAACAGGCTTTCTTGATTGCCTTTCTCCTGTCCTCAAAGTCTTTTTTCAAGCTGTTGAGAATAGCCCTGTCCTCTTTGGCATCCTTAATATCCTCTTCTGTATATGCCAAATTCCTATAATGCTCCAACTTAACGGCCAGCTGTTCTTTAATCTCTTTGGAGTTCCAGTCGATATGCTCTAGGAATCCTCCCTCTGTTGGATTTATCAGTCTCAGCTCCAACTTCTCTTCTTTGGTGTCACCCATCGTTTTCTCTCCTTATGTCTCTAATGATTACGTCTACTCTTGGTCTGTCAGAGTAGAATTTCCTGATTTGCGCATCTACAATCGCCGAGTCATCGTGATATGCGACCTTATTCAAGCTGTCACAGATGATTTTTCCTATGTTGTCAAAATCCGGCTTCTTTGTTGGCCTCATCTCATGCTTTCTCATGAGTTCGGACTTCTTCTTGCTTGTGCTCTTTGGAATTTCGTAGTATGCCATAATCCTTACTTCAAGCATGCTGTCATCCTCAAACTTTGCACCTTTCGAAGCCTCCATGTAACACAACTTAACCAAATTCTCATACCTGACTGTTTCCTCAGGTGTGAACGTTTGTGTGAAGTTTCCAGTCCTCACTACTCTCGGCCTCTGCTTTCCGAATGGAGCGCCTGGAACCGAAAACCTAATCTCCATTGGTCTGCACCTCGTCTTTGTAGATGGCAATTCCGTACTGGTACGCTTTCTTCCCTTCCTGTTGCTTCTTCATAGGGCTTATGGTATACCCGTTCTCAAGAAGGATTCCAGCTACCGTCTTCCTGTCTTCGAGTTTGTCTATCTTTATATCTGCAACCTTTTTCACTCTCACCCTCCTGTCAGCTTCTTCATCTCATCAAACCTTCTGGCCGCTTCATCCCTTCTCCAAGACTGACCTTTGACCTGTACCGGGTAACACATTTCAAATATCCTGTCGTATATCCTCTTGTATCTGATATCAGGATTGTTCATCATGTCCGATAACATCATATTGGTAGTGAAAATGACTGGCTTTCCGATTCGATACCGATTATCGATGACGTTGTAAACCTTCTCGTTCGCATAATCGGTACTCCTCTCTGTTCCCAAATCATCCACTATCAACAGTGATGCGTTGTTCAGATTCTTGAAGTACTCTCCTTCGTTCATATCAGGGCTCTGTATATCCTGCAGAATCCTTACAAACGAAGTCATGATTACTGGCACTTCTCGCTTGATAAGCTCATTAGCAATGCAAATCGCTATGAAGCTCTTTCCTGTTCCGACTGGTCCGTAGAAGATAAGCCCCTGACCTCTGCCAAGCATTTTTTCAAAATTCTCTACATAGTACTTGGCAACAGATACTGGTTCTTTGTTTTCTTCATTCACAATCAGCTTCGAGAAATCAATTTCTCTGTACCTCTTCTCTATCTGACTAAGCGATCTGAGATTCTCAATGTTCCTTTGCCTCTCTTTCTCCTGCCTGTCGGCCTTGTCTTTAGCCCTAGCTTCATTCATACACTTGCAGTTACATGGAACTTTCACTCCCTTAATGACTTTCTCTCGTGGTGTTTTGCAGTTCCCACAATAGAGAATGTCATCTTGGTAATAATCGCCCTCCTTAGGAGTTGCCCTGAACCTGTTAGCTAAATCCATTCAGTCCACCTCCCTTAAAAGGATTTGCCCCACTGTCTGCTGGCTGACTCTGTATTGGTTCTTTTGGAAGATAATCCATAAATGGTGTATTCTCCCCTAAGAACGTCTTACCATGTTTGATGTACTTATCTTCCGTCCTGTCTCTCCGGCACTTTTCCGCATAGTTCCTTGCGGCTGTCAATAACTCCTCAGGGCTGAATCCGTCTTTTATCCTAGCCTTATACTTCATATAGGCTTGTCCTTTGTCGGCATGTCTTGGATACGTTTTCCAAAATTCCTCAAAGTCTTTTGGATATTCCTTGGCCTTTTTTTCCGGCTCAGGTTCTTCAATTTGGATCTCTTCGCTCTTTGGTTTCGAAATCACACAATTGCCATCTTCTTTGATTCTGCTTCTGTACTTTCTGACCCTGTCAGCTTCTGTGGAACTTTTGCCTACATAATTCTGAATATCAGTCATGTAGATTGCCCCGTTTTCTATTACTTCAATGAGCTTGAAACGCTTAAACTGTTCCAAAGCCTTTCTGACAGTCTCTACGTCATGCCTGCACATCGATGCTATAAGCTCAGCAGAATATGGCACTGAATCTTCTATCAACAACTTTCCCTCGGTTTGAAGACTCATAAGATACATCTTCAACAAGATATCGCAATACAGATATCCAACAGGAAATTCCTTCCCGTTTTCGTCTCTTTCAGTTACGTGCTGCAGAGATATGACCTTGGCATCCTCGAAAAAACTCTCTTTTAATTTGAGATAATAATATTTTCTGTTGTCAGCCATCTCTCAACCCCTACTCAATCGCTTCTGTTATACTGCTACTCCATATCGGTCCATTCAGTACTCTGTTCCTTCTGCAACAGTCACACAATTCGCATCTGTCAGGGGCTGTTTCTCCGTTCTTGACACTCAGTACTCTCGGAAGATTTGTCTTTACAAACGTGAGCGCCTGATTGAGTCTCTCCTGCTCTATTCCGATTACTCGGATGCTTGGCTCTTTTTCCTTTGATGCAGCCGCTAATCTGAATGGCAGAACCAACCCAGTATTCTGTCTCACGATTTCCTGATAAACTGCTCCCTGAATGTCGTACCCCCAGTAATAAACCCACAACATAGGACCGTAATCTCTTACCCAGTTGAAACCATCCTTACCATCAACTGCCTTTACGATCTTGAGGTCAACGATGCTGTCACCCTCGATGTAACTGTCCATCTTGATTTTCCACTTAACACCGCCAATCTCTCCTGTCATGATTCTTTGCTTCTCACCTCTGAGGCAGAACATGAAGTACTTGTCGCTCTCAATCCTCTTGATGATATCGTTCGCATGCTGGAACTTTGCCAGTAAGTCTCCGTCCTTCTTGTAAATCTCAGGATGCTCAGACTTGAATGTTTCAAGTGTTCCCTCAAAATAGCTATCAACATAGCTGCCTATGAGCATGGCTTCTGTTGTCTCATCTTCCCATCTTCTGTTAAGTGATTCTAAAGCCTTGTACTCACATGCACTCTTTCCTAGTGTTCCTGCAAACGATTTGAACTGAGATACGGACATGTACTCCCTATCCGCCTCTTCGCTGAAATAATTCTCAGCTGTCAATTCCATATGTCACCCCTCCTGTTATGCTTCTTCTAATTCAAGACCGCCTATCTCATTTGGATTCTCCTGCGCTGGTTCTTCGGTTGCTTCTCCGTTTACCTCCTGCCAAGCTGTATCAATACACTCTCCCGGGTCATTAGGCTGATTGTCTGAATAATTGGCCTTTCCCTGTTCGTCGTACACCTCTTGGTCATTGATAATCGCTTTCTGCATCTGAATAGACAAGATACCCCACTTTGATAACAGCGTCTTAATCACTGTTTTTAAAGCCATAGCCTTAAAGTTTGTGGACCATAAGCTGCTCTTCTTATTCTCGTCAACATCCTTTCTGAATGACTTTGAGTACTTTAAAGCATGATTTCTGATTTCCTCGTTGGACATGTACAACTCATGCTTAAATCCAGTATTCAGCTTAAACCACGCATAATAGCCAACAATCTTGCTGTCATCTCCTGATTTTCTGTCATTGCAAGCACTGAAATCACTGACAAACTCAGCTTCTCCCAAAATCGGATTGTAAGATACCAGCTCATCCTCATAGACCGCTGAGCAGTTCATCTTCTCGTAATACCCCGATCTTGTAGCCAGCTGAATGAAGCCCTTGTACATTATCTGAAACTGGGCCTCCATTCTCTTATCCCACTGTCTTGTCTTTTCATTGAACTTGCTGTTGTAATACGGAACGATTGCGCTAAAGCCAAGATTGTTGTCTATCGGCAAGTCATACGTTGCCGCAACGAATGCCGCGCAGAGAATCGACCCCGGGTCACTCTTCTGCAACGCTGCATTAGCATTAATCAGATTTAACAGTGATGCTGTGAACTGCGGAGCTTTCTCTCCCAAAATGTCTTCGAACTTCTTTTTGACAACATCTTTTTCCAGTTCCTTCTTCACTATTGAAATAACTTTTGACTGTTCAGCCTCTTTCGGCTGGTTCTGATTTGCCAGCGCATTGTTTTCTGCCATCATTTTTCTCCTTTCCTTGAATCAAGCTACCTGATACCTTCGGCCTCTAGCCTCCCAAGAGTTGTCACAGCATTTATCAGCTTGCCGATGATGTGATACTTAATCTCATCTGCAAACAATAACGGCTTGTACCCCTCTTTATCTTCGATCCCTGAGATTTCCATTTTTCTGTCACATATTGAAGACACCATATTGGCCTCTTCATCCGTAACACATACACCTAAGTCTCTGTACTTCTTGATTTCTTTTTTCATGTAGTCAGGCATGCCTACCTCACTTTCCCACTGCCCTCTCAATCGCAGCTGCGTTTGTGCAAATATCGATAGCGTAATCGGAATACTCGCCTGCCGCATATAACTCTTCTGCAGTTTCCGTTTTCATGTTGTACCGCATAAGCACGTAATATGGGTCATCTCCGTATCCTTTCTCCTCTGCAATTGAAAAAAGCTCAGCCAAATAATCAGCACACACCATGATGTTGCTTTCCGGGTCGAACAGGTCTGTTACTCCTAATCTCTCCATTCTATCCTTGTGCCATGTCAAACTTACTTGACACAGACCCAAGCAATCACCATTCTCAGCTGTCTTATCAAAGCTGCTCTCTTTTTCAATTAACGCATATAAAAACTCGGGACTTATATTGTAGATTTCCCCCCACTTTTGACAGTACCAGTAATACTCAGGATACTCGAACGTATACCTAACAGAGTGTATCTCCGGCGCCTTTTCGATAGTTCCAATCTCAACATCGAATATTGGTTCCCAATCCACCCCTGTTGAAAACTGGACATTTTCAGTTTCTTTGGCCGTGCTGTTTTTTGCCTCCGTAAGTAGTAAAGCTACAATCGAAAGCATAATCACGATAATAGCTATCCAGTCACTGACCTTTTGACTCATTTTTATTTCTCCCCATTGCTTTTTCTGCCGCCATCTTAACTTCGCTGATTACCAAGCTAAGTTTCTCCAAGTCATCAACTATCGTATTCAGCTCAGGTAACTCTTCCTCAGATATGACTCCATCCTCTGCTATATCCAGTATTTTGTTCTTGATTTCATCTACTGAGTTTTCCTTGAATGCCTTTAATAGTC